ATAATGCATTATAAGATACATCTTGAAATATAAAAGTTTGAGATATATATACTTTTTTACCATCAATTTTGCTTTCTATCCATTTAAAATCATATTTACTTTCTGTATTATCAACAAATGTGTATGATTTATAATCATAAAAATCGGGAGCATATCGACTTGGAACTTGTTGTAATTTTTTAGTATTTCCGGAACTATCAACCACTTGTAATGCTCCTATAGTTACTATATCACCTACTGCCATCCAATCACTTCCTTTCTAATAATAAACCTTACCTAAAATTGGACTATAAATCCCATCAACAATATTAATATCATCTAGAGTAGTTAAATCTTCTAAGAAATTGTTATGTGGCATATTATTTATAAGATTGTCTTCTAATACTTTTACTTTTGTTTGCATATTTTTTACAGCTGTCTCCATTACAATCATTTCACTATGTGCTGATTCTATGCCATCTTCCATATGATTCATGAGTCTAGCACAATACAAAGTACCAACTTGTAATACTTCTCCTGTATCAACATCTTCTATATGGTCTATCCATTCATTCTTTGTATATATACTCATTTTTTACACCTCCGTAAATTCATGCTTAAATGCTATATACAATGCCTTATCAGTAGTTCTTTCATAGACTTTCTTGTCTTGTGCTACTATATCCCCATCTTTATCTATTACTCTTATATTTGTAATTTTTCCTTTGTAATTCTCATCAAAGAATACATAAGCACAAGCAGTATTTCCTATTACTTTTTTAGAAAAAAAATCTATTTCTTTTTCTTCTCCATCAAGTGTATATTTAACATTTTTTAGTTTGCTAATATAATAATTTGCTAATTTATTAAGCGCCTTATCTGTAAGAGTTCTCAAGTTTATCACCTCCTAATGTGATATAGCGTTATTGCTGACATTTAATGTTATACTCTTTGAAACACCGCTCTTAGAAGTTGCTGTGATAGTAGCTGAACCACTTGAACTAGCTGCAACACAAAATCCACTATGAACAGTAATAACACTTTCATTATTTGATTCCCAGCTTAAAGCTTTGTTGATACAGTTGTCATTAAACGTTGCTCTAACTACACAATTATTTTCATTAAAATCTGTTGCTTGAATTGTGAAATCACTACTATTAAGTACTACATTTTCTGTACTTAAAGGATAATATTTAACCCAATCAACATATTGAGTTATTTCAGTTGTACTACTATCAGGAGTACCACCACTAGCTCCTATTGCTTGGTTTAATAATATAAAGTGTGGTATATGGAATGCTCTATTATCAGTAGCACTTGTTCTGCTTAATTCATTTCCATCAATAGAGAAAATCAAACTACCATCTGTATTCCATTCCATCGCAAACTCATGCCAATCTCCAGTGGCATAATTATTATACCATACACGACCACTTTCTTCCTTTTCATTAAAGAACGTACCGCAAGTTAGTTTGCCATTATAAAATTCCATTACGTCGAATTCGCCACAGTAAGCCCACCATTCGCCTAAAGTATCAGGGCTAGCATTTTCTTTATAACCAAATTCGAAACTATCTCCTAGGGTCCAAAATGCTCCAAATGCTCCATTATAGTTACAGGCTCTAACTCTAGCTACTATTTTACCGTACATAAAAGCAAAGTGTCCTTTTGAAATTATAGATGAAGAAGTCCAAGAACCGTCACTTGCTTTTTTACCTCTTAAAGCTAATATGCCATCATTGATTTCTGCATTAGTCTTTGTATATCTTTGGGTTTCATTATTTCTTACATATCCTAATTCATATCCCCATTTATTTGAATCTATTGTGTTACTTGAAAAATCGTCTATAACGTAAGCTCCATCGCTATCTAGCAAAGCACTTGTACTAGAAGATGATTTAGTCAATATTCCAGTTACTTGTGTACCGCCACTTGTACCACATATTCTAATATATGAAGCACCAGCTGGCACATTAATTGTTGTTGATAAAGACCCAACTGACCAGTCTGATGTATTATTTTCTATATATCCTCCTGAGTCATTGCCTAGATAAGTATCACTACTATTATAGAAACATACACAAACATAACTTATAGGATTTAAATCAAGTGTATATTTTCCGGATGGAGTTACTGCTATTTTATCAACTGTGCTATAGTATTTTCCATCGGTAGTATCTGTAATTACCCCATTATCAAGTTTTTTATACTGAGTGAAAGTTAATCCACTATTATCTACTAAAGTAACTGTGAATACATTACTTGTCTTAGTAGTTCCACTTGCAGTTGTTACTCTTATAGCCATACTATATGTTCCAGCACTACCTTGGTTGTCATGCTTGAATTTGTAATTTGTTCCATTTACTACAACATCACTTGTTTTATCGTAGAACGTATTTCCACCATCCCATGAGACTTCATGTTTTACTACTTCTACATTAGTATTATATTCTATATAGAATTCTGTTTGTGCAGGTTGTGTTATATTTGAAATATTACTAATAGTTAACGTTTCGGTAGCACTTATAGATATAATTAAATCTCCAGTAACTTTAGATATATTTATTTCATTATTATTAAAAGCAGTAGAAGTTATATCAACTCCACCCATAGTTATGCTTAATGAATTTATTTCATACCCACTATTGGCAGTTATAGTAGCAGAGTAACTGTTCCCATAATCTACCTGTATTGCAGAGTTACTATTACTTACATTAGTTAATTTATTAGTTATACTAAATTTGATTATTGTAGCAGTTATATTCCCGTTATCATCCTCAGATAATGTATATTTTTTATTATCAAGTGTTAATATTTTCCCAGTAACCTTTCCACTTATCAAGCCTATATTAGTAGCCATTGTTTGAAACGTATCTGTATTACTTGTTGCTACCCCTTTGCCAGTAATAGCTTGAGCAATTAAAGTTTTACCATTACTGGCATATTGAAAAACCTCATTTATTGCACCTTTTAAATCTTTTGCTAATGTAGATAACGTTCCAGATCCTATTATATTTTTTATTTCTGTGTCATCATAATTATGCAGATTCTTCAATTCTTGATGCGCTTCATATATCCCATTTTCAATATTATTAATATCTTCTTGTTTCATAATATCGCCGGTTTTCCATACTTTCTTTTTATATGCCATATATTCACCTTCTTTCAGTTATAAAATTTTGCTATATCCTATCTTTAATTCGCCTATTTTAGAACTTATACTTTCTGTTTCTGTTACAATAGCATAATCAACAAAAGCATAATCAACAATATTATTTTTACTTGGATTATGTATTAATTCAAATTCCTCTTTTGACATTTTTATTATATTTTTATATAATCCACAAATAGGTAAATTGCTATATCCATCATAAGTTCTTGCTTGTATTACTTTTCCTATATTGCCATATCCGTCTGAATAAGATTTCCACCAAGTACCTACTCTAAATGTATTGCACTCTGGCAACTTAGATAATGCTATTCTCTGACTACTATTAATTACTACAGTTCCCTTTGAAGCAAAAGTAAATGAGTAATTAAGGTGAGCTGGTTTATATAGTTCAATTGCATTAATAAGGTCTGAAAAATTACTACTTTCAAATTTTGCATTTTCTAAAGTGATATTAAAAATGTAATGTGCATTATCTTCTTCAACTGTTACATTTTCAACATCAAAAAAGGAGTATGCAAGTTGCTTTACTACTTCGATAGTAGTTGTTTTGCTACCCCTCATTTTAGTTAAAATTATACTTCTTCTTTCTTCATATGTTTTTCCTATGCCTCGTGGTAAATATAACATATTTTCCCAATAATCTAATCCCCAAGTTGCAGTTAAAACATACATTTGTCTTAATACATCTTCTATTTCTTCAACTAATATATCTCTTTCTTTTTGTTCAGCTTCTATAATAGGTCTAGTATATCCATTGTCATAAAAATAAGGTAGTTTATCGATTAAATCCAACTAAACCACCTCGCTCACCGAAATTGTAATTGTATCTATAACAGGAATATAATAATCTCCGACAGGTATATTTTCTTGCTTGCTATTTATTGTATATGTTACTATATCATCTACAGCCTCTAAATCACCAACTACTGATAATGCTTTATAGTATATAATATCTTCATCTTCCAAATTATTCACATAATCCGATAAGACTGTTGATATTTGTTCCTTTGTATCATCTAACGAATAAGCACTATCTAGTTTTATTTTAATATCAAATGTTAATTTTAATAACTGCGGAGTATCAACTGTTACAGTTGCTCCTATTGGTCTTTTTTCTTCTATATATGATATAACTGTATTTACAGTTTCTTCACTGCATGGAAGATTGTCATTACCTATAATAAGCACTTTTACTGTTCCATTGCCATTCCAAAGAGGATATACTTTCACTCTTCCTACTCCATCACACTCTAATGCCCACGCTTTATAATCATTAACATTTCCTGATGTCCTTGGATTTTGAATTATATATTTAAACCTTTCCTTAAGTTCTTCATCTGTTTCAGCATCTACACCATTTTCAAATGCACTTTCATTTATTAATGAAGTAACTCCAGCGATAGGTTCTACTAATCCAAAAGTGGACCCAGCTGGTAAATTATATTTATATCCTATTTCTGTCGCTTCTACGTATAGAGTATCTTCATTTGGTAAAAGTATATCGTTTAATACTATATATTCTAATCCATTAGATGTAATTATTGTACTGTTGCCTATAAATGTATCATCTAATCCTGTTACCTTTATGGCACCAGTTGCCTTTTCTCCATCTTTTCTGTATACCCCAAATTCATTAACTCTTTTATCCAAATAGTCGTCAAAAGTGTCTTCTATAAATGCTAAATTAAGTATATCGCCCATAGAAATATAAGCTTTCGCTAATTCCTCAGCTAATGGTGCTAATAAGTTAAATGATACTGAACCTTCTCTAGTATCTAAATTATTAGCACTTGTATTTTCCAAAATTCTTTCAATTAAGGCTTCATATGTTTGCTCGCTAAACAACAAAATTCACCTCCAATTCTTCATAAATTGTTATTGCTCTCATATCTACTTGTAATGTATCTCCATCAAAATCTACTTCAAGTTTATTTATTTCTAATATATAAGGATTTATCAATAATGCTTCTTCTATATATCTAGTAACCTCCATTTTAGTAAGTTCAGGAGTATAATTTTGCCCTAGTAATATATCTATTTCACATCCAAAATCCCATGAATATATTGAAAAATAATATCTAAATGTTTTTATAGCGTGCCATATCCATACACATATAGCTTCATTTTCCTCTACTATCTTAAATTCATTGTTAACAACAAGAGGATGTTCATTCTTGAAATCCCATGCTATTTCTCTATACAAAGGCAATGTGTCATCTTCTTCTAATTCTATGTCTGATACACTTTCAGTAATGTAGTCAATAAAGGGATAAAAACTATCATTGTATTCTTCATCCATCTATACTCACCACCTTTGATATAATATAAAAAATATCATCTTCTCTAAGCATTACAACTTTATCACCAATATTCAGCTTGTTTACATAATCTTTAGATTTATGAGAGTGTTCTCCTCCTGTATGAGTATGCGTTCCATCTCCTCCACCTTCTCCTGTTGCATGGCCTCCACCACTATGAGTATGTTCTCCTTTTGTATATGTTTGTGTTTCCTTATGTCTATCTAAGAGCCATTTATCTATCATGAGATTGTCTTTATCTAATTCTATTTCAGATGTTTTAATTATTAAATTTGGAAGAGGTGATACAACAATTCCTATATTCAATAATTTATTTTCTGTTATATTACTTTTAGAAGTTTCTTTAATTATAGATAGAAATTCATTATAAGGATTTTTTTCCATTAGATCACCACCTTATATATGTCTTCTTGCCCATATAAATTTTGTTCCTCTGTAAGATAAGTATGATTTCAAATTAACTATCATGACTTTCTTATAACTATATGAAGCATGTATCATTTGCCCATTTCCTATATACATACCAACATGAGTTATTCCATTTGCTCTATCTGTTGAATAAGTATTAAAGTAAATTAAATCTCCAGCTTGTAATTGTGATGTGCTTGTTATCTTTTTACCTTGTTCGCCTTGTACATTAGAAGTTCTTTGCAATGTTATTCCTAATGCTGTTTTATACACATAGCGAGTAAATGATGAACAGTCAAATGATGTCGTAGAATTTATTGAAGCACCCCATACATAAGGTGTTCCAAGTTTAGCTTTTGCAACAGAGATTAATTTCTCCTGTTTTTTATTTAAAGGTAAATTTGAAGTAGCTGGGACTTCTTTGTATCCAGTTCCATCTCCTATTATGATATATCCATGTTTAATGCCAAAGGCTCTACATTCTTTGTCAGTTCTCATTAATATATCTATGTGATATACACCATTTTTAACTACGATTTTCCCACCTCTGTCGGTTACAGTATAAGTTTTACCATCTATAAAACTTCCCGTACCACTTGGTTGTATCTTTGTTCTGAACGGAATACTCTTAGGTGCAGCGCATGTACGTTTGCTAGGGTCTAATTTTCCACCCATGCTTTGATATATTCCACCTTCTATTCCAGGTCCTGGCCAATATGCAGTAAAAATGGCTTTTACTTTCTTGCCGTTTAATATTTTTTCTCCATCATTGTAATTATTATCATTGTATGTTGTTTCTTGTTTTTCTTCATCTTCTCCTGCTTCAACTTCGTTCATTAAGTTTTTATAATTAAGATTAAGCGCTATTTTATATTCTCCATTTTCCCAAGTATGAGAGTCTGTATCTATATAAAATAGTCCTTTTAATCCTGTTGATGAGTCTGTAACAGTCACACCATATCCAGTAATACAAGTGGTATCTCCATATCCATCCAAAGATGCACTTCTTTCTCTATCGTTTAATTTTTTCTTTGCTTCTTTTCTAGCACTTTCTAAATCTATAACTGTAGTAGTTGTTGTTTGGTTATTGTCAGTTACATCTGTTGATGTATTTGAATTTGATATTTTTTTACCTCCAATAGTAACTTTTGAATACCAAGCATTTGATTTATTTCCTCTGAGTGTATTTCCTCCACCTCTCTCAAAACAAGCGCCAAAATAATAACCAGCTTTATAAGCATCTGTTAGCTTTATAAATTTGCTTACTCCTCCTACTTTACTATTAAGCAATGATTTAGTTGTGCTATCTTCTCCATTTAATTCATCCCACATATGTTGTAATTGGAGATTTAAGTTTGTCCAGCTTACTCCTTTTTTAGTAGCTTTTCTTTTCAAGCTTGCTAATCTTACTCCTAACCATTGAAATAATCCACTTGCTCCTATACTATTAACAGAACTTGTATTGAATGAGCTTTCACATTCTGCATTAGCTACTATTGCAGCTGCAACCTGTGGAGTGCAACCTTTGCCTATACAGAAATCAAATATAGATTTTGCTATTGAATTAGTAGTATTTAATGAAAAAGAGTTGTTTTTAGTAGTTGAAGATGTAGAAGCGGAAACTGCCATTGTTGATATTTCAGATGTTGCTGATTGTGTAGTTTCTGATGTTTGGCTTTCAGCTTTTACAACTTCTTGAAATAATCCATACAAATCTATTGAATTACTATTCTTTTCTTCTCCTATTTTATTTCCTGAGTCATCTACTATAATTACTCTATTTACTACATTCTCTATACTAGATTTATAAGTTGTTGATATTATATTTTCTTTTTCTTTGAATTGAACATCTAACTTTATATCTCCTTTTAGGGCTGTGCATATCTCACCTTCCTTAGCATAGCACATATATTCTTTGCCATTACTAGCATGAGAATTTGTATAAGCACTCATTATAGTGTCATACATGCTTACTCCTATAAATACTTTGCTCCATGAAACACCATCACTTACAATGCTTCCTTTTTTAAGTCCATATTTTGAATAATCATCTAGCATTTGAGTAGTTATTTGACTAGCAGTCTTGTTCTTGAAGTTGTAATTAACTTTAATATTAACTAGTTTTTGTGCATGGTCATAAGCCATGTAGCTTGTAGTATCAGTAGTTTTTTCTATACTGTATATAAATCCTCTGAACAATTCTTTTTTATTCTCATAAAAAAATACCATGTAGCCTTCTTTAATGTCGACTATTGGTATTTTTTTATCGTATTTATTTGAAATTATTGAAAATTCTAGCTTTCTTGATGCTTGTTTATAATCTCCACTCCAAGTAACTTTTTCTACTAACTGTGTTATATCTGTTTTTTTATTATTTCTATCAACTATTTTTAGTGTTATCATTATATCACCAGCTTCCATCCAGCTTTAATTATTGTATTTTTAGTCAATGAAGGATATTTAGATTTATTTTTTTCTATTATTTTTTTATAGCTTGATCCTTTTCCATAATATTTCTTTGCTATATCATATAGTGTATCTCCCTTTTTTACTGTATGAATTGTTTGTTTACTTTTGGTTGAAGTTTTATTTTTATTATTGTTTTTATCTTTTGAAGATGTCCTATTTTTGTTATCAGTTTTCTTTTTAGCTGGAGTTGTTGATGATATTTTAATTTCTCTATATTCCTTTAGATTGATAGTATAATATACATCTCCTGTGCCATCTTGTTGAGAAAAGGTAAAATCAGTTATTCTTGCTTGGAAGTTTATTTCTGTGCCAGTTACTATAAATCTCATTACTTCACCATTATTCATGTAACTTCTTATTTTAGAAACACAATCCCATTGTTTTGGATAATTAGAATAATTTACAAATTTATATTTTCTTTTTGGATTTGGGAAAAATGATGATATCTCTATTGTTCTTAATCCTTTACCTCCAAATATTGCAACATCTCCTAATCCTGTTATATTGCTGTCATTTATTATTGCATAATCTTGTACATTTATAGTAGAAGGCAATATTGGAAATCTAAATATATGTTTATCATTTTTTAAATACATCTCCATAATGCAATATTACCTCCCTTACTAAGTTATTATTTTTTGTTCATTTAATTTTCTAACTAATTTTTCTGTAAATCTATCTAAATCAGCTTCTTCTCTAAAAGTCATTCCATAGAAATTATTTACTATTTGAGGAGTATTACCTTTGCCTTGTCTCCATTTATCAGCATCTCTTCTCGGTAAAATTGCTTCTCCTTGATGCAGATTTGCTAAATAATTATTATAAGGAACTCTTCGAAGTCCTGCTGCATGGTTTCCATCTTCTGCTCCAGTTAATGACTCTGTAACCTTTCTAACTGTAGCAACTATAGGATTATTTGTGATTTTATCTTTTAATCCTTGCCATGCACTTTTTATATCACTAATTACACCTGATATTTTTTCTTTTACATTATTAAAAGCATTTATAGCAGTATTTTTAATAGCATCCATTGCATTTTTTATAGCATTTTTAATAGCATTCCATTTTTCTACTACTATAGATTTAATTGCTGATACAATAGTTGATATGGCAGTTTTTATAGCATTCCATACATTCGTAACTACTGTCTTGATTGCATTTCCTACTACTGATACAACTGTTTTTATTTCATTCCATTTATTTTCAACTAACATTTTTATAATACTTACAATTGTGCCTATTACAGTTTTTATTCCATTCCATATTGCAGTTACTACTGTTTTTATTGCAGTTGATATAACAGTTACAGTTGTTTTTATCTCGTTCCATTTATTTTGAATTAATGTTTTAATAAAATTAATAATTGGTGCTAAAGCTTCTTTTAACTCATTCCATTTACTTACTACCCAATTCTTTAGTTCAGTAGCTTTTGCACAAACTGTATCCCAGTTTTTATACAATGCAACTCCTATGGCTATAAGTGCTCCTATTACGCCTATAACTATTAGAACTGGGGCGCTTAAGGCTGCAAATGCTCCTGATACAACTCCCATAACAGTACTTATGCCAGCAAATGCTAATTTTACCGTTGTTACTACAACTATTATAGTTCCGATAATTCCTATTAGAGTTGTTATAGCTGCTACTACCATTGTTATGCCTGATACTAATTGAGGATGTTCCTTTATAAATTCTTGAAACTTTTGAATTACTGGTTGTATAGCATCCGCAATTTGTTTTATAACTGGTGCTAATGCTTCTGCAAAAGCCGATTTAATTCCATTAATTGCTGAATTTAAAGGTGCTAATGCTGAACCTAATTCTGCTTGTGCCTTTTGTGATTCCCATAAAGATTTATTATAATCAATCATGGATTTATTAGTTTTATCATACGTTTCTTTACTTTTTCCGTATGCTTGATTTAATGTATCTGTTATAAGTTTATTTTTTTCAGATACAGTTTTACATGCCTCTAATTTCTTATTAAAACTATCTTCACTTATTCCAGCCCAGTTCAAAGCATCTGCTAAGTTTCCTGTAACTTTACTTACTTGTGCTGTTTCAGTAATCGATTCGGTTAGTGATTCAATAGGGATACTATCTCCATATGCACTCCATACTGCTAGCGAAGCATTGATAGTTTTATCTAATTCACTTTGAGATAGCCCCATCTTTTGTAAATTGGAAACAACATTGACTGCCATCATATCATCACCAGTATACCCATATACTTGTCCAGCATTTTTATTAGCATCTTTCTGTTTATATCCATTTTGTTTAGTTGATCCTTGTAATTTACTTTGTAGAGAATTAAATTCTTTAGTAGCTTCTGTTAATTCCATTAAGTTTTTAACTACATCAATAATTTTTCCTCCAAATTCCATCATCTTTTGTCCAGCTTCCATAACTCCCATAGCTTTTATACCTTTGGCTGCTTGGTCTGCTGCTCCATTTGTATCTTTCAATGAATTATTTGTATCTTTTGCTATATCTGTTAAATCAGTCATTGAATTAGCAGTATCTCCAGTTGCCTTTTGTACATCTTTCATAGCACTATTTACATCACTAGATGTTTTATTTAAGTCTTTCATTTCATTTTGAATTTCATTAAGAGGTTTGCTGATTTCATCTTTTAATTTTATTACCGCTTCTAATGTTTTATCATTTGCCATAATCTCACCTCCTTTTATTTAATATTTAGAGTAGGAAAAATATTTTTATTTTTTGATATTTTATAAAATTCCTCTGACTCTTTTCTTACAAATGCTTTTATTATAGTCTTTTCTCCAAATCCCATATTATAATAATGAGATGGCATTATATTTTTATATTTAAACAGATAGTACATTGTTGCTATTTCACTATCTGTTTCAATTAGTTTTTTATTTCTTCATCTACTTTTTCTATTTTCTTTAAGTCTGATAAATTATTTATTGCATTTACTAAGTCCTCTACTTCTCCTTTAAGAAGCAATTTATTTATAAGTTCTTTTGGAGTAGCGCAATCAAAATGTTCTCTAAGTGCCTTATCCTTGAATATTGGACAACCCTCCATTATAGTTAATACTTTTGTTTTATATACATCTATGTCTGATACGTTTCCATCTTCAATTTTTATAGCTTTCTGTTGTATTTCTGTAGCTTTTTCTGCATTTATAGCTTGTATTTCAAATTCTAGTTCTTCACCTATTTTTTTTACATACATTTTATGTATAGCAGTTGGCGTTTCTAATGTCCCTGCGTCTATTTTCATTAATTTATCTATTATATTCATTTGATTTCCTCCTAAAATAAAAATAGGCTTTAGTTAGAAACACCAAAGCCTTTATGATATTATTTTTTATATTAAATCTATAAATTTATATTTTGTAAAAGTGAATGGGCATTCCACTTCTCCTAATGTTTTAACTTCAAAATCAAATAAAGTTAAATCATCAAAAGATACTCCTGATATACTTATTCTTTCACTTCCTCCATTACCTGGGTCAGCTAATTTTCCAACTATTGTTACATCTGGTTCTAGACCATCTTTCATAAAATTAGCTAACAATTTTATCATTCTAGAGTTTATTTTCTTAAGTGTCATAGAGCCAGTTCCACTATATCCTGTTATTTTATGTTGAGTCATCATTTCACCGCAGATATCTATATCTTCTTTGTCAAATTCTATTTTAGCTTGAAAAGCTGATATTTCATCAACTAATGCATCATTTATCCAAACTTCAGCCCAAGTCCCATTTATTACTTTGTTAGCTTTCAACTAAAAACACCTCCTATATAAAATAAAAAGAACTTAATAAAAATTAAGTCCTTAAAAATTGTTTATAAATCATATATTTCATCTTCAAGTCTTTTTATTGCAGTTTTTATTGTTTTAAAATCTACTTCCATTCTATTAGCTTCTCTATTGATAGATGAACCATTTTTAAATTTATATTATAGATATTTTATGGAAATATTATACAAAGCATCTGATTTTTTATTTCAATGGCATCAGATGAAGCAGCGAATGCTAATACTTTCTATCGCATCAAGAATTTTACATTCTACTGCTATAAACACTTGATCTCCTGTATTTGCTTCTCTTATCTGTTGATCGCTCATAGTAGATATATTAACTCCATTTGATTTTAAGTATTTCTTTTGTTCTTCCATATCTATATCAACTGTTACTGTATTTTTTTCAACTAGTCCATCATTAATCAATCCATCAAAATAACCATGGATAGCTGTAATTAGTAATACTTTATTATCATAACTGTTACTTAATTTTCCAATATATGCATCTCTTGCAGTTTTTCTTATATCATTTGCTATTAAGTCCATTATGTCAACAGTCTTAATTTTTTGAAATAAATCACCTTTACTTTGTATATCTGTTACAGTTGTATCAGATACAGTAGTTAAGCTGTTTACTCCTCTTGCCACTTTTATTCTTCCTGATTCCTTATAAAGAATAAATTCGCCTTTCCCTACTTTTTCAGTTGTTTCAGTTCTTGATTCATAAGGTATCAAATCAACTTCTGGTACAGAAGTATAAGTGGTTGACATTCTTAAATCTGTTCCAGCTATTAATCCTGCAACTCTTGCAGTAAATTCAGCAGCAGTATAAGTTTTTTCTCCTACAACTACTCCACTTTGAGTTACATTTATTATTCCTTCATAATCAGCTGTTTCATTAGCTAATACTGCCTTAACCATATTCCCTAAATTCCTTTGCGATTTAACCCATGTCACTATTGCTGTTTTATCTTCATCTACAGCTGATGGGTAGCATAAATAGTCAAATTGTGTATTTTCAAAATGACTTAAAGCATTCTGCAAAGTTAATTCTCCACTTATAATGTATAGTTCTAATCTTAGTGGTGCGCTTGTATTTCCTATTAAAGCATTCGTTATAAGTTGCTTATTATTATCTGTAACATCACTAGGTATATCAGTTACATCAACTATAGTTGCAGGAGATATAGCTTTTTCTTCCTTTATTATCATTGCAACTATACCTCTGGATCCTCTGCTTATAGCAGTAATACCTTCTTGTATAAATTTAATACTTATACTTGGTAATCCTAAAGCCATTTATTTCACTCTCCTTTTAATTCTCTAATAATTTTGAAATATCTACAATAGCTTTGTCCACTATTGGCAAAGTAGGATCATCAGCTTCTATTGTTATATTTCTTAATTCATTAAGTTGTAAATGTAATTCTTTCATTAATTCATATTCTGTTGGTTCGCTATCCGGATTATCCAACGGACCAGTATATTGTGAATATTTAATATCATCAAAATCAAGATGTATCATGAAATCAAGTATTCTACCTACTTCATCTGAATATATATTGCTTTCTATATCATCTACTGTCAGATAAGTATCATCTACAAATAAAGTCCTTCCAAATATTCTTTCAAGTCTATCACTGGCATCATATATATTTGTTATACTTTCTCCTGCTTGTTGTAGATACTTTATTGATACTGATATAGTTCTTAGGTTAGATATTCTAGTTATAGCTGAACTTGAAATAGGCAATATTTGTACAAAAAAACAAGACTTATCAAAGCCTTGCGTATTGTCATCTTCTATATATACATCTTGCGGAAAATTTTCTGCTACTGCTTTCGTAGTAGCGAATAATATACTTTTTAGAGGTATCATTTAATCACCTCCTATGATTCGCCGTTATCTATATGGTCATTTATATCTCCGTATAAAAGAAGATTAATAATTTTATCTATCATTCTATTTCTGCTTAATTCCCATTGTTTATTTTCTTCATTATAAGGAAATTTATCATCTAGGCTGCCATAATTAATCCATGTCTTACCATCATTTAAAAAATATCCGTATTTTTCACCTTCAAGCCATTTAATTAGTTTATCTTTTTCTATTAGATTATTCATTTATTCACCGCCTATTTGAAACCATATTTTTTAAATAGCTTTTCCAAATCTTCTATAAATTTTTTTTCAGTTTTTTCAAAGGTTTTTTTCAACATATAAGCTCCTTCAGCTACTCCTTTAACTTTTCCATCTCTCCCTACAATTCTATGTCCATATTCAACATATACATTTGTTATTATCTATAGGCTTTTTATCCTATACTCTGGAGGTTTCCCTCATTTTCATCAGTTGGTCTATTCCAACCCAGCTTGGCGTACATTTTCAATCCAATAAAAAAGCAACCCTTATTGGATTGCTCGGCACTCTTGGTAAGATTATATTTATTCACTTACTACGCTCTACGCTGGATACTAACCTTTCGCAATCTAGTATCTTAGCACGATGTTAGCATATATAATTATACTTAGCCTTCTTCGTATTTGCCGAGTTTTACATGGGCTATATGCTTAACCCATATTCTGTGTTATTATATAATCGAATATATAAATCTCCTTTTTTATATTTTAATTGCCAACTTCTTCTTAATTGTCCTGTATCAACTGGAGTCTTCATCTTAGTTTTTGTAAATAAAGAAACTCCATGTTTTTTAATTAAATTTTCTAAATCTCCATAAAAATTATTTTGGATATTATTTATATCTTTTAAAAAGTTATCTATTCCTTTTATTTCAAAGTTGTAACCACTCATTATACTCTCACCTTCTTAGTGACTGGAGTTTCTATATGAGATTTATATGGATAAGGTTCGCCGGCCTCAAATTCTTCTGTTCTTCCATTGTAAGTTATAACTAACTTATCTCCAACTTGTATATCTACTGTTGGTCTGCAAAATAATTTATAAGCTGCTGAAATATAGGCTGTTCCTGTTTCGCCTGTTACTGTTGTTTCACTCCCTTTGTCTAATGAACATTTGAGATCAGAATATTTTAATATTTCTTGCATAGTTGTAATCCCAGTATTAGGGTTTTTAACTTTTTCTTTTCTATATATATCCATGCTATCAAAATACAGAGTTGCTATTATATCCGCTTCACTTGCCATAATAACACCTCCTAAAATCTTAATTTTCTATACTTATTAAGTATCTTCATTTCTTCGTCTGTTAATTCTGGGGATGTTTTTGTACTGGAATTGCTTATGCTTTCTGATGATACACTATCATAGTTGTATTCTATTCTTACACTACCTCTTGTAATAGATTTTATAGCTCCTTGATTAGCTGGAGTAGAAGTTCCTGAGCCATCTATGTCTTCCCCTAGAGAAATTAGTTTATATGCTATTATATTAGCTACTTTATCTTCTATAAATTCATTTATAGCATCTTGGTCTATCTGTGGAAGAACTAAAAAATCTTCTATATTACAATATCCTTTTACTCTTTTAGTAACTTTTTTTATATACAATTCTATTAATGAGTCATAATCATTTTTAGTAATATTTAATAAAGCTTTTATATTTTCAAGCATAATTTCACCTACAATAAAAAAGAGAGGACATTAATCCTCTCCCTTTTTAGCTTTTTTCTTTTTTAATTTAATATCTTCAATTAGTTCATATCCTCTTGATAGCAATACTTCTACTTGCTGTTTTGTTTCAACTATTCTATGAACATTGTCTTTTTTAAGCTCATACATCTAGAACACCTTCAATCTAACTAGATTTAGCGTCTTTTATGCAAGCATACACTAAATTTTTCTTGTTATCTAACACCCACAATTCATGATATCTTCTATAATCCATCACCCAAGCGTTTGCATTTTGGTTTGTATCTGGGTCAAATATTCTCATTTTATCTTGTTTTGTTACTGCTATTGGTACTTCTCTTGGAACTATTATAAAGTTAACATCTAATGCTTTTGCTGCTTTTGCATATCCTCCTGCTGTTTGAGTTGAAGTAGTTCCATCATTTAAAGTTATTGCTGAGTACATTCTGTTAGCTGGAGTTTTTATTATTGCGCATCCGTCTACTGCTGGAACTTGAGTGTTTATGCCACCTTGCGAGAAAGTTACTGCCGCTAGCTTTCCTGCCATAGCTAATTCTAATTCTGTAACTGTATCATAGTTAGCATGTATTACTAATTCTCCTTGATATCCATTTTCTCTTATTACTTTTATACCAGCTTTTATTTTAGTTAGTACTGTATCTTTTGCTGGAGTATATCCATATTCAACATTTGTGTCATTAGCTACACCTATTGCTGTAGTAGCTAATTTAGACAATCTATATGCATCAACCTCTGGTACTACTTTTTCAGTTTGAAATACATTCATTACGTTTGTAGCAGTTGCAACAAAGTTAGTTTCATCTACATCCATTGCATCTAATTGAAATTTACGTCCTCTGTCTTGACTCATAGTATATGTTTTATAAGATAATGTTACCGCTCCTTGAACATATCCTGCTCCAGCATCACTTCTATTATAATCAGCTAAACCATCAACTGACATTTGAGGTATTTTAACTTCATTCCCTCCAACATATTTAACTTGTCCTGCATTTGAGTCCATCCATCCTGTTAATAAAGTGTGTATTGCTTTTTGATCTAAAGCTTGTTGTAATATTTGTGCATAAGCTAATGTATTTATAGCTGTCATGTTTATCCTCTCCTTTTAAATTTAATTTATAGCCCCAAAATAGAATTGACTTGGGATAATATTGAATCTGTGTCTTCTGTATTAGTTCCCTTAGGTGTATATTGATACGTTTGTATATTTGAATTATTTTTAGGTGGTTCAGTCATTTTGAACGCTCCTTCATCACTCTTTTTAAGTTCTTCTATGAATTTAGAAGCATCTTCACTAAATTTACCATCTTTTAATTCAAATTTCTTTTCTTTAAATTTGCTAAGTATAGCTTCTTTAGCAAAGTTACTTGTAAAATCAATCTTGTTATCATTGAAATAATTATTTATAGCTTCTGTGTATTCTCTATCACTTTGAGCTTGTTTTAAGCTCTCTAGTTCTTTTGAATATTCCTCTGCCTTTTCAGCTTTCTTTTGCATTTCTTTGAATTCTTTTTCTTTATCAGCATATTTTTGTTTGAATTCTTCTTCTTTTTTAGATATAGCATCTTGTATAGCTTTTTCTGAATCAACAGTTTTAGCTTTAAGTTCTTTTATCTCAGAAGCGTAATCTTCTATTTCAGATTTATATCTTTCGATATCCTTGCCATGTTCACTCATGATTTTATCTATAACTTCACTATCTATTCCTAACTCTTTTAAAAAAATTCTTTTCATTTTAATACCTCCATAATTTACGTTTTTATACGACTTTTACTTGTCGAATTATTTTAGCAACATTTACTTCTTTTACGTCTAGTAAATACTAAAAAAGACAATGAATAATAGGTTATTTGTTCTTTTACGCCTACAAATAATGAAAAAGGCAATAAAAATAAGCCCTATAAGGACTTTAATTTTTCGATATTAGATAAGGCTATCATTAATTTTCCAACCAACATAGTTATTTTTTCATTATTTTAAGTATTTTCAATATATTTTTTCTTCCATTCATTAAATGTCATATTGCTTGGTATCTCAATTCTTTTTCCATTCTTATCTCTTGCAAATCTTGTGCTATTTTCATCATCTTCATCTTCATAGTACAATAAAGAAGTGCATCTACACGAAGGATGCAGCGGGCTGCAATTTTTACCAGGTATCATATCTTTTACATTGAATATTTTTAAATCTAAATTACCACAAACTTTACAAGTTCTTTCATCTGGAGTAGAAAGAAATTGATATTTTTCAACTTTTAAATCTTCATAAGTAATTTTATTAGCTTGTTCCATAACATAACTATGTTCAGTTTGAACTAATCTAACTGCATTTTTATAGCTTGCATTCATTCTAGTAGCAACTCTTTGTGATACTTTTTTACTACTCTCTCCTCTGATTAACATCTGTGTTATTTCTTCTTTGATTGTTTTACTTAGCTGTTGTTTATTATTCCATATTCTGCCTGAATAATTGTTGCCACTCCACTCATAACTCAAAACTCTTTCAATAGTTTTATTATCTATTCCGCTGAAGTTTGCTAAAAATCCTTTTTCTTTACTTATGTTATATACATTTTTATAATAATCATCTTTAAGAGTTTGTGTTAAGAGCTTCTTAGTGCCTTTTTCAGCTTCTATATTTAGTTTATTGAGTTGTTTATCAATCTCATACTGTAAAGCCTCTAGCCTTGTTATCCTACTTTTCATAGCTAAAGTATTAAGCTCTAATAATAGCTCCGGATTATCTTTAATCATTTCAAGATATCCTTTTATATCAGTTCTCCATATTTTAAACTCATTTCCTGTTAAATATTTAGTTGCTTCTGCATAAGTTAATTGATTGTCTTTTGCGTATTTTTCAAATAGATTATTAATTTCTTTTTCTATTTTTTTATTTGCTAGTTTATAATGATGTTCTAATTCTTTAGCTAAATTATTACAATCCTTAATGCCTTTATTGAGTTTCTGATTTTCTCTATCTATCCAATACTGTTTACTATTCATTATCTTCTTCACCTACTTCAGCAGGTTTTTCTTGTTGCATTTCATAAGGTTGTTCAAATATTGACTCTTCTTGTTGTTTTTCTTCATCTAACCTTTCCTCTTCTTTTACTGTATCTTCTACCCAAGGGTGATTTTCTAGTATTGTTTTCTTAGATATTATTCCAGTAGACATTTGAGCTATTTGTGCTGCTTCTAAATCATTAGATATCATATTTCTAGTATAAGTCTGAGATATTTTATAATTTTCTGTTATTCCTAAAAATTTTAAAATAGCCTTTATTAAATAATTTATAGATGTTCTAAATTCAGTTTCTAATAAACCAGATTTTAATTCCAACTTTCTATAATAAAATTTAAGAGCGACTCCACTTACGCTTCCTGTAACTTCTATATCTTGTTGTAATCCTTGTCCAGATTCATATATTTGCTTTTTAAGATATTCTATGAGTACATTTCTAGCTTCAACAGGTATATCTATACTTAATGTAGACAATCCTCCACTGTTTCCATCAATAGATTCTGTTTTTACAGTTTTATATCTCTTTAAATCTGATAAGAATTCATTTAAATCAGTTCCGCCATAATTCTCAAGTATATATATTATTTGTTGTATGTCTTCTATATCATTAGCAAATCCACTAACAACAACATCTTTTAAATCCAATAAACTTTTAATTTTTTCTAAGTCACTTTGTTTTTCTTTGTTATTAGAAAATTCGATAAACGGAACATCTCCTAAGGTATGTGTTATATCTTCACTTTCTTCTATTGGAGTATTAGTGAAGCTATCTTTCATTTTCCACCTAATCATTTTATCGTTTGTCCAATATTCAATATAAGCATATGTAACTTCATTTAATTGATTTAAAACTTCTTCTTTTACTTTATAGTATCTAATTATATTTATTAACTTTCTTTCTAATCCATTGTCATATATCGGTATAATTTCTTCTGTATTTACTACCTCATATTTAAATTTACTTTCTCCTGTGTCTTCATCTGTTTCAATCCAATAATGCATCCATGCAGTTCCGCAATTACTTGCCTCTATTCCAATATTTTTTAATTTTCTTTCAAATTCATTACCTAAACTTTGATTAACTTTTTCATTGATTTCTTCATTATCTTCTATATCAATTATAGGAGGGTATGTAAATAGGTATGATATTTTTTCATCTACTAGTATTTGATGAATATTATGTGGTATTCGATTATCTGCATTTCTTAATGGATCTTTACCTTCTCCTTCTGGTATTATTCCTTTAAGTAAAATATCATTTTTATTATTATAATAGTTTTTGGCAGTTCTTATCGTATCTGCCTTACTTTGATTGTTTAATATTTTAGCTTGTATTCTTTGTAAAAGTAACCCATCTTCTAACATTTTTTCACCTCCTACTTAAATATTCCTATTCCTATTCCTATATTACATTTTTCTGCAACTCCTGTTAATGCATCTTCAGCATCATCATGCTTATTCTTGCCTTCTCTTTGATATGACACTACATCTTTATAAAACTCATACCATCTATCTCTCCAGTTTACCGGAAAATATATATGTTGCATTACCCAAGTAGAATTTGAATATATTCTAGATTGCTTATTTTTAGATTGATAAAATGGTTTAATATAACATTTATTTGAATTGTACTTTTCTCTTAATATTCTTTGAACATTTCTCGCAAATGCTCGGCCTCCATTATTACTTTCTATATCAGCTCTATTACATTGTGTATCAAATAACATTTTGGCTGTTAAATCTTCTGTAATTTCCATAGCTTCTTTTGTAAATATTACGTCTAATACATAAGCCTCTCCATTATAAATCCCGTAAGTGATACTACATAAATAGTCATCTCCTGTATCAGCTGTATCTGTGTAGTTTTTAATTTGTTGGAAGTATGGAGGCAATTCAGAATAAGTTTTAAATGAAGTGTATAAAACTCCTCTTAAGTCTATTGGTATTTGTTGATAGTTAGCTGAAGCTATATCTTCACCCATAGCTTTTATTTTAGATTCATAGCTTCTTAATGATAAGACTTCATCGCATAACATAGTTCCATCATCTTGAAATGCTTTCATATTGATATGATTTACTTCTTTACCTTCTTCTTTATAAAATTCTAATGCTTTTCCTGCTAGATCATTACTTGCCCATCTAGTCATAATAATTATTATTTTTCCGCCTTCTTCTAATCTTGATAACATTGTATTAGTAAACCATTCCCAATGCTTTTCTTTTATATTTTCATTATGTGCTTCTTCAGCATTTTTAATTAAATCATCTATAACAAGTATAGAAGCTCCAAAACCAGTTGCAGTTCCTGTTGGTGAAGTCGCTAAATAATTATTATATCCACCTTCTAAGCTCCATAAGTTCATGGACCCATCACCACGTTTTATTTTTACGCCCGGGAAAACATCACTATATACAGGCTTATATATATCTGCTTTTGCCTCTTGTATATCATTTCTTACGTTTTTAGAAAATGTAGTTGATAATGTCTCGTTATAGCTTCCAGTCATTACTTTTTCTTGTTTATTTTGTCCTAATATCCATTCTACAAATAAAGATGCTGTTCTACTTTTGCCGGTGACGAGGAGGCATATTAATAATCATAACTTCGTCATTGCTTTCATAAAACGCTTGAAATGTATTGCATAATTTAACTAAATAATCCCTGCTAGTTTTATAAAAGTCTGGTGCTTTTAAATTGCAATACCAAAAGAAGCTTCTGCGAGCTAATTCACATCTTGCACCTAATTTCTTTAATTTCTCATTTGCCATCCCATCGTCACCCCCTTAATCTTCGTCTATCATTTTCTTTAATTCTTCATAAGTGAAGTTTGCATATGGATTACTTATTTCACCATTTAAACTTACATCTTGTTTTTTTACTGGATATAATTCATTAAGTTCACCCAATTCCTTTATTGCATTTATGAATATAGTTCCATTCGCCTGTCTTAGTCCTTTTTTAGGATTATTTATATCCTCTTTAGCTTTTTCCTTTACCCAAATTAAGTCGTTTACCATTTCTTCTCTTGTGTATAAAGCTTTTTCCTTGTGTTCTTCTAATAATTCCTCATACCTTACCTTTACCTTACTCTTTTTAAGCAATTCTGAAGCTCTAACATCTATTACTTCATCTTTCATATTAGCAGCATTATAAGCTTCTTTATATGCAACTCTTTGACTTTTACCACTTATTAATGCTTGTACAAATTTTTCTTGTTTAGCTGTCAAGCTCATAATGCCACCTCCCTATTAATATTTTTCAATAATCACCATTAATAAATTCTTCAAACTCTTCATCATTAGCTATAACTCCAAAGTAATAGCACTCGTGTCCAAAATAAATATGAAATAAAGGCACAAAACAATATATAATGCATTTCACAGTAGACATATTTGCCACACATCGCAATCCTTGGTCTGCTAAATATTCATTGATTCTTAGAAAATATAATACAAATGATATTAACGATACTGCTACAAATGCTAAATATATTTTAAATATCATTTTATTTGCTCCTTTTACTATTTATATTTTTATTTCTATATTTTAGCTTTCTTTTGTCCGACTTGGCTTCTATTAATTCCTGAACTAATCTTATATATTTTTCATCATTACTTACCCTCGCATGACTGGTCAATAGATACAAGTTTCTAGTTTTAGGCATCTTTTTTCTTATGCAGTTATCTATCACTGTTTTAGCGACATTAAAGCCATATATATGGGAATGTCCTTTTATAAATGGCTTCTCAGTGTTATATACAACATATCCTTTCTTTACTGCCAGTATTATGTATTCTTTTCTTTCATACACTTTCTTTGCTCCATCCGTTTTATCAAAGTTTGGTACTTCTTTCATTTGTTCTTCTAATTGCCATAATTCCTTTGGAACTTCTATTGTAGGTTTTATAACTTCATCTATTTCCTTCCATCTTTTTACCATATAATCACACCTTTTAGCAAAATAAAAAAGAACACTAAATTATTAGTGCTCTTTGTGGGAGTAATGAATAAAAACAATCGTTTGGTATCTTTGGAATTGTAAAGAATCGAACTTTACTATGCTCCAGCAATTCCATATTGCACCCATTGATTTGGGTGCATTGTAGTTAATAATGTTTAAAAAATAATAATTAAATCAAAGATCAAATTCATATTTAAAAAGTTTTTATTAAAGATATAGTTAAAATTATTTTATCGGATTATTTTTTTATTAAATTGTAATGGTTTAAGCAGTTTTCCTTCTGCAAATATAATGTAAAACAATAAGTAATTAATAATACTAATTAATATATAGATTTTTTAACACACAATATATATGAATATTTTGATTTTATCACGGTTTACTCCGGAGGTTTTTTACAATAGGCCTCTTATTGGTTTTATAGTGTTTCCTCACTCTACTACTATGTTTTAATATATATATTAGTCGCCCTCATGAGTTGAACACGAGTATATACTTGTTTCATATATAGTCGACAATTTAATACTCCACTTGTATATAAATCCCATAGCAACATATTGAGGGAAGAGCACCTCTACTCTTATCCCTCGGCAGAAACTTAAATTAAATTTATGAGAATTTATTCTAAGTTCCTCTTACTCGCACACGATGGAAATATGCAATCAATTTACGTTTTTTCTACTATTCTTGATAATATCATATTATCATATTTCTTGTGGCCAAAGGTGTCCAACATCATCTATCTAATAATTTATCAATTGCACTCTTATGTATTCTTCTTACTGTTCTATAGCTATAATTTATTTTACAACTTATCTCTTCAAATCTCTTATTATCAAAGTAAGCATATCTTATTACTGTTTTTTCTAATGGCTCTAATATATCTAATGATTTTTCTATCTTGTACATTTTTTTTAATATTTTTCTTTGCTTTTTCATATAAAGTTTTATTACTTTCTCCATCTCTACTAATAATGCATTTAATCTATCTAATTCACTTTGAGTTGACACCGGTAAATCTGTTATGATTTGTGATTTAATACTTGTTTTCTTTTCTTTTAAATACTCTAATTTATCTTCTATTGTTTCTAGTTCGATTTTCATTTCTTTGTATCTTTTTAAATCTTCCTTCATACTCCCTCAACTCCTTATAAAATCAAACTTTTATTTAACAGCCCTGCTTAACCAATATTTCTTTATTTTAACTTTTAAATTATGTCTTTTTTCAAAAATATAATATGGTTCATACTTAAGCTGATGTGTTGTTATTTTATATCTTATATTAGTTCTTTTATCCGTAAAGAAAGTTGTTCGTTTATGCTCCCATATCAATTTCATATTTTCCTCCTATATAAAACTCAATACTATGTCACATGCTTTTATAACTCTATTATTTTTGTATTTATCTCTAATCTCTTCAGCATTATTATATATTCTCACATTGTTAGTAGTTTCACTCAAATCTATAGTAATAGCTTTTTGCTTAACATAATCCCAACCTATCAATAAATAACTATCTCCATCTATGATTATATCTCCACTAGTAGCCAAATTCCCTTTAGGATAACTCTTCTTTTTTATTTCCATAGTTCGTCTCTCCTTTTAACAATTTTTATAACATTTCTTGTAAATCTTCCTCGTTATACATCTTAATTATATTTAATTAATCTTAATCCAATTTACTTGCTTATTCACCAATTTATTATAAGTTTTCTCTGCTTGTTTTAAAGCGTCTTCTCTTTTCTCGAACTCCATTATTTTACCATTCATTGAAATAAAAACTTTTCCATTATCTTTTTTATATATGATAGGACTATATACATTTTTTATTGTGTGTGTTTCTCTATCAAAAATAGTTCTGTATTCTACTTCATACTTTTTCATAATATCCCTTCTCAATTCTTCTTAATGTTCTTTGAAGTTTATATTCTAGTTGTTCTCTTGCTAATTCTGCTGCTTCTTCTTCCGCTAAATATAATATTTGTTCAATTAGTATAACTACATCAACTATCTCTGATATTGTAGCAGTAGATATATTTCTACCTACTGCTATATCTTTAGATAATTCTCTTGATAATTCTCCCAGTTCTTCAATTAACTTAAGTTGTTGCGATGGATTCTTAAAATTATCTGCTATTGTTCTTATTGCTCCATTAATTTCTTCTATATTCATCTATTCATCCTTTCCCATTAGCATTTTTATATATTGTATTTCACAACTTTCTTCATCCTCAAAATTAAGTTCACAATTCATACAACCTATTCCCTCTAAATCATAAGAGTCATTGCAGAATACTTTAAATCTCTTGTTTATATCTGCTATAAGTTCACGTTCTCCTTTTGTTTTTCTTCTACAAGCCATATTCTAACCCCCTATATTTTTTAACCTCTTTTCTAAAAGCCTCAGTCTTATCATAACCACAACCAAACATCTCAGGACAGAAACCTCTGTAAATACATTCTCTAACCATGCAGCTTGCTAATTCCGGTTCAGTCTTAGCTACCTCATCCTTAACGGCTTGCCACGCCTCCCTAGTTTCAGGAGACGCGCAGCTACATAATCTTTTTCTAGATATATTGATAAGTGCTTGTGCATTTGCTTCAACTTCATGGTTTACTAAACTACCTTGTGGTAAATCATCTCTGTTAATTCCTGTACGGTCAGTTCTTTGAGTTTTAACAAAGTGGTCTATACCAAATTTATGTCTAACAAAATGCACAGAAACCCAAGATTTCAAATCATACCAACGCCATTCAAATTTTAATTTTCTTATTGGTGAATGCTCTGATAATATCAATTGTCTTTTCCATTTACTATCAGGGTATGCTCCTGTATTTTTTCCTATTGTATTCATAGTTGCGTCCTTAACGTCTTGCCAATTATCAGCATGTTTAAATTTATCTATTTTCATTTCTTTTTACCTCCTCATAAATAATAGGATTAACTTGTAACCCTCTTCTATAATATTCACATTCTCTTTCACAGTTTGGTAATTCCATATTTCTAACTTCTAAACAGCGTTGACAATAATTATCAATTGGACCTTTTAATTTTATTTTCATTATTTCAACACCTTTCTTTTTCCACATTTTGTACATATAACTTTCTGATATTTCTTTTTTCCCTTCTTTCAATCCTATTGTAGTTCTTGCTGCATCTGCTACATCTCTATAAGTTCCTCCGATATCTGTTACAGTTATTTTAACAACCTCCATATTATTCATCCTCCCCTGTTCCTAATATATCTATGCCTGTTAACTGTCTACAGTAATTTCTTAACTTGTCCAATTGCCCAGTGACTCTACTGTGTTTAGTTTTTAACTGGCTCAACTCATTTTCCAACATTGCATTTTCATTTGTAAGTAATCTGATTTGTTTTTCTAAATAAGTATTTGCTAGACTTAGTTCTCTATTAGCATCTAATAAGTTTTCTATTGAGTCCTCTTTAACTTCTATATCTTCTTTTAACTTACTATTTCTGTTCTTTAAAAAATCAATCATTTTATGTAAATGTTCATTTACACTTTGTTCTTTTTCTAATTCATTTACAAGGTCATTTATATATTTTCTATTTAATAACATGTTTAAATCCCCCTTTATTTGTATTCCTTAATAATTAGTTCATCTATTACTTGTGACAGTCTTAAAACTTCACTGGTCAATCCTAGTTGGCAATATAAACTGCTAAGTATAAATTTTAACTCGTCTAGCATAATATCACCTCCATATTTTCATTTGATAGTCAAATAAGAATAGGGAACTACACTGGTATTGCATAATCCCCTATTTAATTGTTATTCATCATACTCAAATATATATGTTCCCGCTACTATATTTGTTTTCCATTTCTTGTTAAGACTATCTGATACTGCTTGTCTACTTACATATAAATGTTTTTCTGCATCTCTTGTGCTTCTAAAGAATCCTATAACTTCTCCAGTAATTGCATCTTTGGCTACTATAGTTCCTTTTGTTTTACTCTTATGAGCTGTCTTGGCTGCTAAATCATATCTGTCTAACCATTCTAAATTACCAGCATAATTATCATAAACTAATCCATTTTTGTGAAAAGCCATTACATCATCATAGGTATAAGCTTTATATTTTCTATCTTTTGATTTTCTTATAACTTTATCGTTTGTGTAATATATATCAACAAAGTGATATGCTACTAACCTTGCTACATTGTATTCCTTGTATTCGCCTTGAAATTTAACTTTTATGAATTGTTTGTCCTTATTGCATCTTCTTTTATGTACAAAGTATGGTAATAAAAACTTACCTTCTGGTATGCTTTTATATATTTTTTTAAATCTTCCATAGTTGCTTATTATGAATTGTTCTTCTGAACCTTCTATTGTCTTCCATATCTCATCTTTGAAAATCTCTTTTGAATAAAATTCTTTAAGTTGTTTTTTACTTGTATTTTCATCTATGATGTAATATCTCTTGTTAACTTTTCTATTCTTTGATTTGTAGCTTTGTAATGTTCCTTTTGTTTTGACAAATAATCGGCACATTTTTTCATAAGTGGTTTCAGTTTTTAAGTTATATCTTGGATCATATAAATATAACATCACATCACCCCTATTTTATTCCCAAATATTCTTTTATTACTGCTATTGCATCATCTGCTGAATAGCATATTTTACACATATATCCCTGCTTATATAACCAATCTAGCCATTTAACTTGTTCTATGGTGCATTTATTCTTTCCATATTTCATCTCTATTGCTAGTCCTATGTATTTACCTTTAGGCGATAAAAGTAGTAAATCTGGAACTCCAGCTCGCATACCAAGTCTTTTTAATTCTGCTCCTGTTATCTTACTTCTTTTTGCTTCATTTGGACAATGAAAAATCCATTTAAGTTCTTCAAACCTATCAGAATTCCAACTGCACCATTCTATGACTGCTTTCTGCTCTTGTGCTTCACTCATATTTACTCATCTCCACTTCTCTAGCTATATTAATAGCCATAGTTATCGCTTCATTTAAGCTATAGCCTAGCTCATAGTAGAATTTAGCAAACTTTATAACCTCTTTCATCTAATCCCCCCAACAATCTATGATAAACCTTATATAGTTCAGCATATTTGTTTTTATTTAATAAATCATGCTCTATCCTTTTTGTCTCAAGTTCTTTTATCATTTTTTCTAGGTCCTGTAGCATTTGCATATTTCTTATTTGTAATCCTGTTAATTTCATTACTTCACCTCTTCTATTATTGGATCATAACTACATACTCTAACTTCATCTTTTATTCTTCCATTTACTAAATTACCGCATTCTCGACACTGACTTACTACACCTAGTCCTTTTACTTTAAGATGCATCATTGTGCCTCCACAGTTTATGCAGCTTTTTTCTTTACCCCCTAGTACCTTTTTCATTAGTTTTCATCCCCTTAACTAATTTTCTTTTTCTCTAACTTTTCCAACTTGCTAATGACTTGTTTTATTGTTAGGCATACACTTGCCCTATGTATGCCTAATCTTCTCGCCGTTTCAGCTTGTGTTAGTCCTTTAATGAATACTAGTTCAATTACACTTCTTTGACGTGCTGTAAGGCAATTTAAATCTATTGTGGCTACATCTATAAATCTATTCTTATTTCGATGTATTGAATTATCTTTTTTATTTTCACCTTCAAGTATTCTTCTTAAGTTTTTTAATGCTGATATTTCTACTCTTGATATATGTGATTGATAGTCATTTAGTAGTACTGCTATTTCTGATTGTGTTTTTCCTTCGAAAAATTTCATCTCTATTACTGTTTTTTCCAATTTTGAAAGTTTTTTCATAGCGTTTAATAGATCTATTTTGGAAATTATTTTGTCCTCTGATATGCTTATATCTCTTATCGTTTCTGAATAGGTAATTTTTCTTTCATTTGGGCATAATTTTATCGGACTATCCATAGGAATTTTGCCCTCCATAAGATGCAACGTCTTTGTAATTTCTTCGATTGTTATGCCCATAATTTCTGATAATTCTTTCAATGTAGGCTCTCTTTGTAGGCTTTCAAATTTCTTTCTAATTTGCTTGATTTGTTTGTATTGGTTGTAATTTCTTCGTGGTATCCTGAAAGGTACATCATCTCTATTGTCTCTAAATTCTTTTAGTATTTTACCCACTATGTTTGTCGTTGCATAAGTTGAAAATTTCACATTTAATGTTGGGTCATAATTTTGTATGGAATATAATAATCCTAGACTTCCAACTTGAATTGCATCATCGTAACTTATTGCTTTACCTTTGAATTTCTTTGCTTGTTTATATACAAGCCCTATATTATCCTCAACAATGCTTGTTACAGCCTCTCTATCTCCCTTTTGAGCCTTTTCAAACAATTCAACAATATTTTTATCGATACTCATAATTACTCCCCCTATGGACCAGGGGAAATCCCCTGGAATATAATTATTTGGCATAAAATCTATAGTTTTCTATATCTGTTCCAAATTCTATTATGTTTCCTTGAGCCATTTCAACTAATCTGCTTGCCACTGCTTCATCCCAACTAACTATTTCATCAATTGACTTTTCTGTACTAATAATCATAGGTTTTTTCTTAAGATATCTTTCATTTACTATTTCAAATATATATTTTAAATCTGCATCTGTTGGCTTTCCTTTTAAAAAGTCATCTAGAAAAAGAACTCTTGGAACTTTGTACTTGTCCATTTCCCTTATAAAATTTGTTTCATCCATTACTGATTGTTTGAGATTTATTAACATAGTTGTATATAGTTCATATTTGCAAAGTACATTTTTGCCAATCAAATTAATCATTGTTGCTGCTCCTAAATGTGTTTTACCTACTCCAGGTCTACCTGTAATAATTAAGCTTGGATTTGTATCAAGGAAATTATTGCAATAGTTTATAGCTTTATCTCTCGCCGCTAATTGAGTTTCATTATTCACTTTATAATTTCTAAATGTTTTATTCTTGAACACTTCATCTAATCCACATTTTTTTAATTTTTCTTTGGATTCAAATTTATCTTTACATTTGCACGGCACCGCTTGCCCTAAATCATTAAATGTGTAATGTAAATCCCTACATATAGGGCACTCATATTCTTTTATATCATCTCTTTTAGGGATATTATTAACTCTCTCCATTAATATCTTTTTAAAAGTTTCATTCATCTAATCACCCCATATATTTTCATCTAGGCTATCTAATAATTTATTACTTTCTTCCAATCTTCTTTTAAACTCAGCATCATCACATTGTTTTTGTGTTGCTGGTATAAATTTCTTAGTTTGTGAAATACTTTTAGTAGAAATGTTTTTAACTAAATCTTTTTCCACTGCTTCTATTACCCACCTTTTAATAGTTAAGTAGTGGTTTTTATATTTCTTCCCAGTCTCTTCTATATACTCGTCCAATTTTTCTATAACTAAATTAAATTTATATTCATCTAATTCATTTAGAAGCTTTTCTTTTTCGTTATCTGTTAGTAATACATGGTTATAATTACCATATTTATGTTTTATTTTTTTTTTATTTTTATCTTTATCTTTATCTTTCTCTTTATCTTTATCTTTCTCTTTCTCTTTCTCTTTCTCTGTCGGACATTGTCCGGACAAAAGAGGGACATTGTCCTCACTTTGTCCTTTTGCTCTTTGAAGTCTTTTCTTTTCTGCCCATTTAGATTCAGAACCTATCATATTTTTAAGTTGAGTTAAATATATTTCTCCATTTTCCAATATTTCAATTAAGCCAGTCCTTTTTAATAATTCCATAGCTACTATTACTGTATCTTGATCTACTCCAGTTATTTTAGATAATGTTTTAACATCATAAGGTATTAACATTTCACCAACTTTTCTAATAAGTCTACCTTCACTATTCATAGCTTTAAGGCATAATTTCAAATAAAAATTGCTATAATATACTCCTTTTTCTTGCTCTTCTATCCAAGATATAACATCTTCCTCAAAGAAATCTTCTTTGAGTTTTATCCAGTAATATTTTTTATCTGACATAGTCACCACTTCCTTAACTCAAGCTGTTTTTATATTCATTTTCATTAAATGTAATTCCATATAAATTTATATCTATATAAGATTGAATATAATAATATAAATTTTCTTGAATATACCTTCTGAATAATTAATTTGCAACTTGTTGCATGTTTTCATATCCATTACACATAAAGTCATACTCATCCTTAGTCATATTGACTACATCTTTAGTAAATTTTTTGAATACATGTTTCTTAACTGTATCTTTATCTATTCCTTTGCTATAAGCTATTGCATATAATCTACTTATTTGTTTTTCTGATAACTTGTTGGTCCATCTATCTGGTGTATCTAACTGACTAGGCTTGTCCTTATCGTGTTTATTAGTAGCATCACTATCTTTTGTATCATCTATTGCAAATAGCCCGTTTAAAGCATATTTTCTAGCATATGAACTGACTGACCCCGTAACCTGTGCTAAATCCATTCCTTTTTTTGTTTCGTCTTCTCTAGCTAATGCCTTAACTTCTATCTTTTCTCCTTTTTCAGTATCTACAAAAGTTGCCGTAGCTTCTAAATAATATCTATCGCCTATCTGTTTTATTTCATCTGATAAAGTAACTGTAGCTTTATACTCCAGTAATAAAGGTTTTAATCCTTCTAATATATCTTCACAACTTCTGTAGTTGTATTTCCCAAAGTTGTTATATTGATTTTTAGGTGCTTTTAATTTACTTTGTATTGCCGATAACTTTTCATATAGATTCATTAGTTTCACACTCCTTAGTCTTCTCTTGTTTTATAAAGTCTTTATACGCTTGCAAATATCCCCTGTCATATATTGTCAAAGGACTGTTATCTATTTCATACTTTTGTATATATTCTTCAAGTTCTTCAATAGGTTTATATCCTTCTAAGCATTCCCTTGCTCCATCAATAAAACCCCATGCTTCCTCTGCATTATCATCGTATTTATTGGTGTACATTGCATAAAGTAGTTTATTTTCAAAAGTCGGCTCTTGATTTAAATAACTATCTCTAATTCTCATATTTACACCTCTTTTGTTATTGTGGTATAATTAACTTAATATCAATTTCCATTGGTCCTATTTTACAGGGCCTTTTTTATATTCCCATGTAAGCATCTGCTCTATTTTCTCTTTCATCTTCATCTGCTTCCTCAAGGTCCCTTACTTCTTCTTGCATCATTGCATCTATTTCCTGCAATATTTCTTTTAGGTCCTTTATTTCATATGCAACTCTAATTTTAGATGCTCTCCAGTACTCATAATTACAAGCAACTTGTAAATCGTTTGTACTATATCTATCTTTATATAGTTTTATTTGGCTATCACATAGTTCCATGAAACTCTCACATGCTGTAATCTTATTTTGTATGCTTTCTCTAACTTCATCTAATATCCAGTTCATATTAATCCTCCTTATTAATTTTTATTTATTAAAGACACTTGATGTTCTTCTTCATATTTCTTGATTAACTTGTAATAAGTTGATTTTTTCATATCTAGGGATGATAAAGCTTGTTTCATAGTCATTTGTTTCTTTTGTTGTTTTTGAACTATATCTATAAAATTATCTGGATAATCAAGCGGTGGACGACCAATTATATTACCTGTTTTTTTAGAATATCTTTTGCCTGTTTTTTCATCAACGGGCATATTTGCCATTGCCTGTTTTACCCTACTAACTCCACCATTATTAGAATTTAAGAATTGCCCATTATCCCATGATTTAGCTATTAATAAATACTGTTTTTCTTTGATATACGCTTCTTTTTCATTTTTGCAATAAACAAGTATTATTTTTTCAAAATTTTCTTTACCATAAAATCTAATTTGTTTTTTTAAATCAGCGCCACTACCAAAATATCCATCATTTAAATCATTAGTACTGTGCTTTCCAATATAAAGCTTTAAATCAATTTTATTAACAATTAGGTAAACATAATGATATTCTTGACTCATATTAATCCTCCTTGTCTTCTAAGTTGTATATCTTTTCTTCAATTTTCTTAATGATTTTTTCTAATTTAATGTTCTTTTCTCTTTCTGCTAGGGCTAGTTGCTGAAAATATTCGCATTTACTTTCTAAGTGTTTAATGTAATCTAAATATTTTTTCATATTATATATCCTCCTCTACATATTCCCAATGATAACCCCCACATGTTTTTAATTTACCTTTACAACATTTGCTTATATCAGAACTTAATCTATTTTTACCTAAAAATTCATTTGCTTCTCTTATATAATCAAATACTTGCCCTGTTTCAATGCATCTTACTTTTTTAGCTCTTGGATTTTTACTGCCTTTAGTTACTTCACTTAATTTCTTTTTAGTCTCTTCTGATGTTTTACGTCCTTTGTTTGCTTTACTTAATTTATTTTTGCTTTCTTCTGTATGGTGCTTGCCATAAAAATAATTTTTTTCACCTCTTCGTGCTTCGCTCATTTTTCTTTTAGTTTCTTCTGTATGTCTAAACCCTTTCATACTTTCAGATTTTTTTGTCCACAAGTTCCATAATTTTGATTATAAGAATTGTTACACCACTCTAAGTTAATAACATCATTGTTTTGTTTATTTTCATCTTTATGATTTACCTGTGGCAAATTGTTTAGATTCGGTATAAATGTTTCTGCCACCAATCTATGAATTTTTCTCATTTTTGTTTTTTTGTTCTTACGTAATCCAACTTGTAAATATCCGTCTTTATCTTCGCCTGGTTGTAAAATACGTTCTTTTGTAATGTAGTATCCTTTTCCCATAGAAATATCATGTTTTTTAGGCAAACTTTTAACTCTACCAAAATTGCTTACTTGATATAATCCTTCATAGCCTTGTATATCATTCCAAATTTCTTGTAATAAATCATTCATTTTAAATCCCCCCTTTAATATTCAAAACTTAATTGACCATTCAATCCTTGTATCGCATACACTAACATCTCACTAGGTTTCCAATTTTCTATATATTTAAGTGCATCATCATAATTTTTTTGGGCAATATTTTTATAACTGTTAACCTTGAATGAAGTTTTTAATCCTTTGTAAAATTCTGCAAACAACTTTTTACTTAGTTTCTTATAAGCATCTGTGTATTTTCCGCCTAGCAAATAAACTGCCCTTGAACTTATTGCATTTCTTAGGTTTTCAGCTAATTCATAATCTACTGTCATCTTATCTTCTATTCCAGTTACTCTTTTTTCTATTTCCTGTTGTTTCTTATCCAACATTAATATTGCTCTTAATTCAGTTGATATGCCTTTGTATGGATCTTCTATCATTTCATTAAATTTTTTAACATATCTAGCAGTAAATAATATTCCTTTTTCTCCAGTCATTTTATTAGCTAAAGTATCACATCCTAATTTCGTGCATTCATAACACTTATTTATCTTTCCACTTTTATCTTGATAAGTGCTTTCTATGAAATATTCACTCACCACCAATTGGGGGTCAGCTTTTAAAACTTCAATTATCCCCTTTCTATCTTTACTTCCTTCTAACATTCTTAATACTTCCCAATGTTCCTTTTCCATCATCTTTGCTACTTCATAACTAGGTATTGTTTGTACTGCTTGTCCTTCATTATTTTTTAAAACTTTGTAACTGTTATATAAATCTGACATATACTATTCCCCCTTATTTATTTTTCTTAATACCATATCTTGAAATTTAAAATATTCTTCCCAATCATTTTCTGCCTCACCTGTTCTTATAAGATTACAATAAATCTTAAGTATCCAAGTTACTGACATTTACTACTCCCCTCCTTTTAATCCATTTGGTCTAGCCAATTTAAAAAAGGTTCAGTTGGAATTCTATAAACTCCACCTATTTTTATTACTTTGAACATATCTCCAGCAGTTAAAGCTTGTCTTACTAAGTTGTAAGCTGTTTTTTGAGATATTTGTAGTATGCTTTGAATTTCCTTGACAGTAAGGACTTTCTTATTGTATTTCATTTTTTTATCCCCCTTGTTTAATCAATATATTTCCATACCACCTTTTCTCCTGTAATTGGATGTTTACCTGCGGATTTTCTATCTCCCCTACAACATGCACTAATCCCAGAAGTTTTTATATTATACTTTTCTTCTACTTCTTCTATATAACTAAATATCTCTCCAGTAGTTATACATAATATTTTTCTAGCTCTCGGATTTTTATTTCCTTTTATTGATTTACTTATATTTTTTTTATGTTTTTCTGATAATTTTTTGTTCTTTATTTTTTCACTTGATTTTAATGATTTACTCAAATTCTTGTTGTGATTTTTATAGTTACAGTTATATCTATGGGTACACCATTCTAAATTATTTGCTAAATTATTAAGTTTATTTTCATCTTTATGATTAATGCAAGGATAATTATTAGGATTTTTTATAAATACCATTGCAACCAATCTATGAACTAAAAAAATTTTTCTTTGATTTTCTTTGCTAAGAGATACTATTTTATAACCTGAGCCACTAATTCCTTGACTCAAAATTTTAATTTTATTAAACTTTAGACTCTTAACTCTACCTAGATTAGAAACTTGATATAATCCTTCATAACCTTCTATATCTTTCCATATTTCTATATTAACCACACTCCCTTAACTGTTAAAACTTTCTTCATATTCCATCATCCCCCTAATGTTTTTGTTAACTTAATATGTTATGCTTCTTTATGAAGCACTTTTGGATAAAAAAATAAGTCATCCATTGTTATTTGTGGTTCATATTGCTTGAAAAATATTGTTATTGAAACCATTTCGCTTCTTGTGAATTCAGCTCTGACATTATTTTCTTTGTTGCAATATGTTGGCAATTTTATTTTTAATAAATCAGCTAATACCCTTTGAGGTATTTTGTATTTTGCTCTAAATCCAGCAACATTGTTTGGCATTTACACAACCTCCTTTAATTTGTTCTAGCTTCATATTGAAGTTTATACTTATATATTAATGCTTCATATTGAAGTTGTCAATATTATTTTTAATTTTTTCGAAAAAAATATTCATATTGAAGCTATAACTTTCATATAATTATTAATTATGGTATATTTGAAGTAATGGGAGGTGTTGATATGACTAGCTTTGGTGATAGGCTTCAATTTTTAATAAAAAGTAATGGTATTACTCAAAAAGACTTAGCTGATACATTAAATGTAAAGCGTGGATCTGTTTCAAACTGGGTAACAAATAGGAGGTTTCCTGATGCCGAGACATTAATAAAAATAGCTGACTACTTTCATGTAACAATAGATTTTCTATTAAGAGGGGATGATGAATATTTAAATAAAGAATATGATGAAATAAGTAGTTTATATAAAAAGTATTCAGATTTAAGTGAAGACAATAAAGAATTAATTGATACTATGATTCAAACTATGATAAAAAAAAGAAAAGACAAATAAATTACTTTACTTGTCTTAGTTCATTAATTTTATCAATTATTTTTTTATAATCATCTTTGTTTTCTTTTTTTATCTTTAATACTTTTTTAATAAACTCTTCTTTTTTCATCGCATCTCCCCCTTTCTAATAAAATTGTAGCAGAAAAAATATCGCTGTCAGCGATATTTACGACCTGATTTGACATTTTAAGTGTAAATATAAATGACATTTGAGAGGAAAAATAATGATAAAAGAAGCAAGAAAAAAACAAAGATTAACACAAAAGGAATTAGCTATAAAATGCAATTTATCTCAGAGTTTTTTGAGTGAATTAGAAAGCAAGAATAAAAAAAAGAATGTGACAATTAAGCAGATAATAAATATTTCAAATAAATTGAAAATAAGTCCTTATGAACTTAGTGATTGGCTTATAGATAAAGAACTGAATAAAGTTGAATTTTCAGAAGAACTAGGAGTGTTCAAGATTGGATAATATAAAAAGCACATTTATTCGTAAGAGAGGTAACAATTATAATGTTATAGTTGAATACTATGATGAAAAAGGGAAACTAAAACAAAAAAGTGTTGGCAAATATGATTCTAAAAAGGAAGCAGATAAACATCTTATTGATCTAAAAAGTTCTATTAATAAAAACAGCTTTGTGATAAGCAAAGATATAACATTAGTAGATAGATGTTATAAATTTTTAGAAGATAATACTAATAATTTATCCCCATATACTATCAAGAAAAGAAAAAGCATCATAAAGGTATCTATAGAGCCTTTTTTTACGAATACTAAATTAAATGATGTGACTGTATATCAATTACAGCAATGGGTAAATAAAATATATAAAGAACACGGGGGGAGTAGTGCGGAAGCTCGCTATGCTTCTCTTAGAGTAGTTTTAAGAGATGCTTATAGATTTAAAGAAATAAGTGAAAATATAACAGATTTTATAAAAGTTCCTAAAAAAAACATCAAGGTTAAGGCTACCAGTTGGACCAAAGAAGAAGCATTAAAAGCTATTAAATGTGTAGAAAATAAAGCGTTAGAATTACCTTTATTATTAATGTTACTCGCAGGCCTTAGAAAAGGTGAAGCTATGGCATTAAGTTGGGATGATGTTGATTTCAAAAAAAATACTATTTTTGTTAATAAAAGTATTTATGAGCTTGAGGGAAACTCTTATTTTAAAGATCCTAAAACAGAGAATTCTAAAAGAATAATAACTGTACCTAATTATTTAATTGAAAAAATGATAAAAGAGAAAGAAAGGCAAAATAGACTAATAAATGATGGTGTTTTATTTAATCAGTATAATTTAGTATGCTTAAATACAAGATTGGAAATGTGGAAAATGAACACATTATTTCATCAATTTGCTAGATTTTGCAATAGATATGATTTAAGAAGAATTAGAATGTATGATTTAAGACATTCATCTGCTACTTTATCAATTGCAGCTGGCACAGATATAAAAACAGTATCAACTAGACTAGGTCATTCAGATATAAGAACCACATTAAATATATATACTCATACACTTGATGAAATGGATAAAAAAGCAAGTGATAATTTGGAAGATATGCTATTTAAAAAGTAATGTCAGTTGTCAGTTTGATTGTCAGTTGTCAGCGTATTGTCAGTCTTAAATATAGTAAAAATTACCATTAGTTACAAGTGCAAGTACTAAAAATACTTGCACTTGCCATTCAATACCAAAGTTTGCAATGGTCTTTGTCACACTGTACGTGTGATTGACTATGTTTATCAATTTAAGTTATATTCAGCAATACAACCATGAATACATTTAAAATGTCAGTAAAAAGTCAGTTATTATATTTTATCCACAATTTTATCCACAGGCAATCATAGCAGTTAGGAATTAAATGTTAAATATGTGTTAAATATGAAAGGACATGCAATTTTTAACCAATGATTTGCATACACTATATCAAGTGTATTTGATAAGTGAAACGTTCTAAACTTGTTTAGATATTTAATACACGGTTTATGATATGGTTAGTGTCCATAGAGGAGTGCGTGCTTATGCATGTGCTCCTTTTTTAATATTCATCTAATATTTTTTGTTTGAATTCTTCTATCTTTTCTTTATCATCTTTTATTTCATTTATTTTATTCCTTATATCTCTAATAAGATTAGTTTTATTATATATATTATCTTCCATCATATCATCTATACCAGAATTGGAAAGTATGTCTATTATATGGCAATTCTTATTTTGCCCTATTCTATATATCCTATCTTCTGACTGCTTCCTTTTAGCATATTCAAAAGTAGAATTATAATATATCATATAATTAGCTTCTTGTAGATTTAGTCCTACATTTCCAATGTTTATATTAGCCACTAATACATTTATGTCGCTTGATGTCTTAAAATCGTTTATATTTAATTCTTGTTGCTTCTGTGATATTTTTCCATTGATGGATACATATTTAATTTCATTTTCATTTAATTTTTCTGATAATAATTCAAGATCACTATTATATTTATGCCAAATTATACATTTAGCATCAACGGGTATATTTGATAACTGAGTAATTGTTTCTATTGCCCTTTCATATCCCTTGTATTGCAAGTGGGTTATAATTTCTCTTTCATGGTATATGGGTGGGTCTAATTCTATATCTATATATCCACTAGCAACTCTATACAATGCATTAATCATATTAAGTATGCATTCTCCGTTAAAATTATCATAACTAATTTGGTTAACATAGTAATTCTTGATTGTTTGATATATTTCGTACTGTTCATTATCAAAATCAAAATATCTATTAGTATAAGTTTTGGGTGGGAGGTCTAAACACTCCTTTTTAGTTATTTGATAGATATAAGGATTAATCTTCTTTGTTATATAATCCGTATTATGCGTATTAATTATTTGCCCTGGATATTTTTCAGAATACTCTAAATGATTAGCAGCAAAAGCATAGAATGAATTATATCCTAAAATTTTTGGATGAAGAAAGTAAAATTGAGTAAATAAGTCCCATATGCCTTGTGTAACTGGTGTGCCTGTAAGTATAGCTCTATATTCTGCTATTTGCCCTAAATCAAGTAATCTTCGTGTTCTGATTGCTTTGTGGTTCTTTATCATATGACTTTCGTCTATTATCAATAATGAATGAGGATATTTTTCTATTAAATCTCTAGTTTTTATATAGAATTTGTTTGATTGGCTTATAGTTTCAGTTCCTATTATTACTATTAATTCATCTTTTATTTTTTCAACATAATTGGATGAAAATATAGAATGTTTAGATATATCTTCTTTTAGATTTTTCTTGGTACTACAAGGGCATATCCAAAACACCTTATTTATTTTTCCTTGATTAAGTTTTAATTGTATATATTCTAGTATTGTTCTAGTTTTGCCTGTACCCATATCCATAAACAAAGCACATGCTTTAAGTTTTTTGATTTTATTAAAGGCTTTTTCTTGATGTTCAAACATATTAGTCTTCAAATAATTCATCTATAACACCCACTTCTATTTCTTTTAATCCAACTATTTCTAAAAAGTTTTCAAATATAATTTCACCTTTTAAATATCTCTTGACAGAAGATACTTTATGAATATCAGATATATCACATATTTTAGTTAATTCCCCTTCTAAAACGATATAATATCCGCTTTCTCCATATTCACTATTTCTATATCTAATATCTAATACGTCGTTTTCTTTTGCATTATAACAGCCTTCAATAAGTAAATTTTTTCCATACTCTGTTTCTTCTAACTTTTTAAATTTTCTTTGCAGTTTCTCATCATAGTAACATCTAGCTACATACCCTCTATTTCTAAATGTACATTCAGTTTTAAAATAAAATTTATATTCATTTAAACATACTTCTTCTACTTCTTTTTTAACTTCTTTAAGTTCCTTCATCCTATTATCTAGTTCAACTTTTATACTCGTCGCCAATTGTCTGAGTTCTTCTATTGTCATTATTTTTAGATCTTGCATAATATACCCCCTTATCAGTTAATTTTACCCTTATTCCATTAACTTCTATATAACCTAACTTTGTTAATTCTTTTAAGAAGAAAAGGAGATTGTTGCTTTCAATCTCCCCTTCATTATCTAGTATCATACATAGCAATTTACTTGTTTTCATAATATTTCTTTTCAAATTCCTCCCAAGATTTGCTAAACTCGTGATTTTGGAAAGCTTCTTTTAAACCTGTAATTTGCTTTAATTTAATTACTTCATCTAGTTCCATTCCTATCTTCTTGCATATTTCTTCATCTGTCCATCCAGCTTTTGATAGGTCGATTACTATTTCACTCATAGAACGTATTTGATGTGTCCCTCTAGCTCTATTATGTCTTATTGTACTTCCTATACGCTCATCTAATGGTTTGTCTAGTATTACAAGTGGCAAATATCCATGTATACGTTTATTTATATCCTTATATTCCTTCCCTACTCTATTTCTATGAAATCCGTCTACAACCTCATATTCTCCGTTATCAAGTTTATAAGCTACTATTGGTTGAGTATATCCATCTAGTTTTATAGATGTATGAAGTAATTTCATTTCAGTTGAGGCCACACGGTTTGGATTGTATTCATTAGCTTTTACTTTATCTGTTGGTATCCATCTTACACAGTCAACAGGTTCTTCAAAAGGTGATATATCAGCTATGTTAGTTCTTATAAGATTTAGCATTTTAACCTTTTCATCTATATCCTTAATACCTTCAAATTCTTTTTTTACTTCTAATAACAATTCAACTATTCTAGTATTCATATTAATCCACTCCTTTATTTAATTCATTTGCTATTTGTTTTAGATGCTTATCATTTGTTGCATCTGCATCTAATAAGTCAGCATATTTTTTCTTAAGTTCAAACATTCTTTCTACATCACCTTTTGTTTGACCAAAAGATAATCTTTTCATCCAAAAGTCATTCCTTTCAATTGCTCTAGCAATCCTCCTCCATGAAGCTACTTTCTTAGCTGTTTCAAGTTTACTATCTTCTTCATCTTTTATGTCTTCAACTCTTATGCCTTCTTCTTTTTCATACCAATCTAAGAAAGTTCTTATTTTTTTATGGTAATGGTCCCTCAATTCTGGTGCATACAATCCTATAGTTTCTAATAGCCATACTGCATATTGTTCCCAAGTCATATTAGATGGCTTTTCACTTTTTATATTTCCTAATAGAGAAGTTCTTGCATATATATTACCAAAGTTAACTCCATGCACCCTATTAAGGACCTTTTCCCACGTTTCATATTCAAGCGCTTTAAATTGGTCTAATCCATTTCTTTGGTCATCTCCATAAGGTTGGCATAATCTTTGTTCATGTATGCTAACTCCATTCTTGTACATTAGTTCATATATTTCATTAAACTTTAAGTCAAGCTTTGCGACCGCTCCCCAATCATCCTCAGTTCTCCAGTCATAAATTGGATAAAAATTATACACGTTTTGTAGATGCTTGAATTTAACTTGTGTTGTCCAAGGTTTGTCTTTATAACGAACTTTTTTATTGCTTATAATTGTGCTAAAACGGTTAAGACTCTCATCACTTCTTATTCCTATTCCTGCCCCAGTAATTCCACCATGTTTTTCATTAAACCATTGAGCAAAATATAATATAAACTCCTCAAATTCCATGCCACGCTCAAACCAAGTCCATTCTTCTGGGTAATTATCTTCATTAACAATATACTTTTTATATTTGCCTGTTGGCATTTGTCTTACCCATTTGCTTTTGTCCTTCTTGTCCCAGCATATCCACTTAGGCTGAATAACCGATACTGCATTTCTTAAACTAAGAGGTAATGCACACCAATACCAATCTTCTATTACATCTTCGCATTCATCTATTAATACTTTAACATGATCTATGGTAGCTTTATATTGTGCTTCTAAATCTATATACAATACAGAAAATTTCTTATTCATTTTTCTTGCAACTTTTGCCGCTAATTGAACCATTATCGAACTATCTTTTCCACCACTTACAGAAAAATATAGATTGTCAAATTCAGTAAATGCATATTCTAATCTTTCAAATGCTGCATCTAGCACATTTTGTTCTTTATAGATTTTCAATTAATTCACTTCCTTATAAATATTAATTCCTATATATATATATAAGATGTAATTAGTATCGCCTTCTGGCAACTTAAACTGTGTCTTCATCATAATATCTGATATTTCTTCCAATATATTTTCGCATCCTAGGTCATATTGAATTATTAATTTCATCAACTTTGTAAATATACGTTTCATAATATAATCTGCATTATTATTACAATCATTGTTTGTAGCATCAATTAAAATATTTTCAAACGGCTCAAATTGATTTTCAGTCAGATTATCTCTAACATTTTCTATTAATGCTCCCAACTTAAATAATCCTACTTTACTTTCATCATTGAAAAATTCTTTGTGGTCTGCAATGTACTTATTAATTTCCATAATAAAATCTCCTTTCTTATTTATACCATAAAATCTGTCTAAGGCATCTTGATTAAATACCCAAGTTCTGCCATATTTCATACAATCTACACCTTGTACAAATTTGCTACGTTCGATGAGAGTACGGAGTGTACTCTCATGCTTATTATATTGTTTTGATGCCTCTTGAAGGCTTATAAGCCTATTAAATCTATTTCTCATTAACCTGTCCTCCATCAAATCCTCATTAAAAATAATATCCACTTTCTCTGACAACGTAATATTTATATTTTATCGCCTCCTTATTTATTTCATATCTGCCAATCTCATTATTGTCCAAGCTATATAAGATTCTTTTTCGTTTTGTACATCATTGTAATGTTGTGCATAATCTACTAGATGTAATTTAGTTTTTTCTATTTCTTTTTCTATAGCTTCATCACTAGAAAACATTTTATATCCTCTTAGCGTACTTATTATTTTTGAAGCTTTTTCTTGTTTTTCTATTACTTCAAAGGCTTCTTCTAGACTATTAAAATCGTCTTCTATATCATCTTGTAAACTTTCAGATATTTCTATTCCGTCAGCTAAATCTTTTATATAGTCTAAATATTTTATAAATCTGCCTCTTAAGTCTTCTGCCCATTTTATTTGTTTCGCAGTTCCTTTTAATTCTACCATTTTCTTTTCCCCTTTCTCCTGAGATAAGAAAGATAAGCATAAACCTAATTGAGCTTTATAATCAACTTCTGGATATTGCTCTTTTATTTCCTTTGTCATTTTATGAGCTTCTCTCATTATGTTTCTTTTCATCTTCCTTACCTCCTTTATATCTTTTATTAATTATATTATAGTTGATACCAACTACATCGTCAAGTGTATTTCAATAATTTTTATCAAAAAGTTTTCGACAATAAAATACATATTGTAGCAATAAAGAAGCTACCTAGTTAGGTAGCTTACATATAAACGAGCTATATCCTTGTTCTTCATTCTTTATTAGGCATAAAGCATTATATCTATCTAATTCAGCTAAATCTATTTCGCTATATCCATCTTTCTCGAAGTAAGTAGATAATTCTTTAAATGCTTTTACATCACATCCTTGCAATAATAAATAACTAGACCCAGATGCCAATACACTATTTTTACATTTAGGAGTTAATTGGTCTAAATAATGCAAAGCTAAAGTGGGAGTTAATTGAAATTTTCTACATTCTACCAATATGTTTTGCATAAGTAGTTGGCAGTTGTAACATTGATGTATCTCATCAAAGAATAATTCTGTATGTGTACTACAATCTATTTGCTTACTAATCCAAACTTTATTTAAAAAGTATGTGGCAATTACATTTCTAATCATTCTGCTTTTAAAATACTGTTCGGGTATTTTTATCAGAATTACTTTATTCTGCTTCATAGCTTCTACAAAATTAATATTATTATCAGCTTCTTTATTAAATGCTAGTTTTGTATATAAATTAGTTTTTAACCAGCTAACACGGTCCAGAATTCCATCTATCTTACTATCATAATTCTCTACTCTACCTTTGCTATCTATTTTATCTAGATCTTTTAAATCTTCTATTTCTTCTATTAAAATATCTGGTACATTCTTTATTAACTCAAATCTTTTATCTGGATATTTCAACATATTAATAATGTCTTTAAAACTAGCATTTACATTCTTATAATAAACTACTGTAGCAGCTGCATAAAAATATCTAAGCATTCTGGGCGTAAGTTTACTATTGTCATCATTTATACTGTCTAATAATAATTGCATTTGTTCAGCTTTCTGCATAGCTATATTAACCTTATAGTATATGTCATCATCTTCATTAAATATTAACTCATTAAAGTTAAATGATTGAACTTGCTTAGGATCGTTGAAATTAATTTCTACTAATTTATCCTTTGAAGTTATTTTCTTTATATTATCTGATAGCTGACATTTATCTATATAATCTATTACTACTAATCCTCTACCAGCTTTTATAATATCACTTGCCATATTTTGCATATAATAAGATTTACCACTACCCATACTTCCAAGTAATACTCTTCCTAGTCTTTTCATTTGCTCATCCATGGAGTAATATACCTCTTGTTTATTTTCTTTATTCTTTACAGTTCCAATCCTTATTTCTCCATCTTCTAAACACTTAGGGGCTTTCAACTCTAGGCACTTATTATGTTCTATCATCTTGAATTGATTTATAACCTCTAGACTAGGCATTGATATGAAATTACTGCACTCTTCAATTGTAGTTTTATTAACATTTACATGATTTATAATTGTCTTTTTTATGTCAATATTTTTAGTAATTTCATTAATGATTAACTCATTATTATCATTAATTACCTTAAAAGTATTAGAAAAAGCATTAGATAATTCATTTTCCCTTGATTTTTCATTAGATTTAGCTAGAATTATGCTTTGATTTTGGCATATTGCCTTCTCACCTTTTCTTTTAGTACTCGGGGATATTTCATATTGCAAAGGATTAAGTATAAGCTGATTATTTTGCGATGTGTTTAAAATGCAATTTAAGAGGTCGTTTATGAGTGAGATAAAATTTTTTAATGTTATTACAGATAAATCTTTAATATTTTTTGACTTTTTTAGATTTTCTCCATTTTTGTATCTTTGAATTGCTCTTGGATAGGTATTAGATCTAAAATAGTTGGATTCTTTTTCACTAGTAGGTATAAAATTATATAATATTCCCACCATTTCATTTTCTTCCAATATAGATGTAATCGTCATGTTGCTATTGAGTAAGTCATTATTTCTTTTATCAACCGCAAGAGATAATGACTCATCATATTTATAATGTAAATCATACTTAGTACATGAATTTATATCTATCGGAATATTATCTACTTCTTTAATCTCTATGTTTTTCCACACCTCTTTAAATTTAACTTTGAATTGATTTAAGAATTGTTCAGGAATTATAAAATAGAATTGGACTTTTGTCTTTTGGATATGAATATAAAATGACACTTTAGGCTTTTGAGTTATAATTAATTTCTTACTAGCTTGATTTATATATTTACTAGACTGTTTAAACATTTTATTAATTAGAGATGCTATTTGTTCAGTATTATTATTTCTGTTACTCTTTGTTGGTATCAACTGTATAATTGAATATTCGCATTTTCTATACTCATAATAATCTGATAGCTTCATACTTTTAGGTTTACTAGGAATTATATTAAACACGGCATAACACCTTGCTTAATATGTTGATTATGATATATATAGCAGGACACATTAATCCTACTCTCTTTCCTTTTTCCCAACCGAATATATATAAAACTAAAGCTATCAATCCGGCCACTACTAGCCAATCATAGCAAACGATACTTAAAGTTTCTAAGCACTCAACTGTAAATTTGCCTAAAAAAGCATTTAATTTATCCATATAAATACCTCCTTAAAATTTAACCATACTAAACAATCTTGGATAAATATTTAATATAATATAAAAAATAAAATATTGTAATCCTGCAGAGCTAGCTTCTTTTAAATTAGCCCCTGCTAACATTTCATTAGTCATGCATAGTATACCTTTCCCTAAGCAACCATATTTAGCAAATACAAGGACCATGTGAATTATTTCCCATGCTACATCTCCTAGTCCCATGTCATTATTTTGGGCAAATATAGGCTTTGGAATTGTTATAGCTAATAAAAATACTAATCTAGCGTACTCTTTTTTATTCTTCTTTAAGTTTCCTATAAATCTATCTAAGGTACTCAATTCTTGTAATTGCTTGTATTCAGAAAAAGTATAAGATTTCATGAATAAACCTCCTTAAATTTGCAAATAATATAAATACACAAAATCGCAAGCAGGTGAATTATAATGAGTCAAGCTATATTTTGGTTTGGGTGCGCTATTGCTCTAGATATAATAGAAAAAATTCTATTTTAACATAATAAAAAAGCCTGAGATATTCGTTCTCGGCTTTTTCTTTTGTTTAATCTTCTTTATTCTCTTTTAAATCCTTTTTCATTTCTTTTCTTAATACATATTTAATGTAGTTTGACTTACCATTATACTCTTCAAATCTATCATTGAGCCATTCTAATAATATGCGGTCCTCAATGTTATCTTTGAATGATACAGGAATAATCGTAGGCTTAGCCATACCACTCCCCCCTTATATATCTTTAATTAATATTATTTAACTTTATATAAATATATTCCTCTTTTTTTAAAAATGTGCTTATTTAATTTTAAATAATTTTAATTATTTTTATATAATTTTATGCATTTTTATATAATTACTCTCATATATATTACTATAAAAGAAAAAGGGGGAATTAAATAATGAATAAAAATTATATAGTAAGTTGGTTTGATTGTGAAGGAAATGAATGGTTTAGCGATTGGTGCAAATTTGCAGAGGCTAAGAAGTTATTCGATGAAATAAGTGGTGGGGATGAAAACAAAGTCGACTCTTCTCAAGTAAGATGTGAATTGTATTCTGATGCCTCTGGAAAGGTTTTAATGGGATACGATAATATAAAAAATGAATATTATAATTGCTAATAAAGGAAAGGCTAGGGATTGACTTCTCTAGTCTTTTTATGTCGAACGATTATTGGAATAATTTTTTAAAATATAGTTGACGGCTTTTTCCTTAAGGACTACCATTATAGTATAAATAGTAAAGGAGGTGATAGAGATGAAAGATAAAGAAAAAAAGATAACAGTTAGAGTTAGCCCTGAACTTTATAAAAAGTTTAAGATAAAACTTTTAGAAAATGAACGGACGATGAAAGAAGTTGTAACAGAATTCATAATTAAATATGTTGATGAAAGCAAATAAAAAGATACCCTACCGCCCTAGGAAAGCATAGGATATCTTAAACAAATGGAGACTTAATCAAAATCTCTATTTACATTATAACAGTCTCCAAGATAAAAAACAATTGGAGGTTTAGAGTATGAAAGATTTAATACCAGTAAAATTTAATGAAGAGGTAGTTATAACTACTAAAATGTTAGCAGATGTTTATGAGACTGAAGAAATAAGAATACAACAAAATTTCAATAGCAACCAAGAAAAATTCAAAGAAGGAAAACATTACTATAAACTACAAGGCAATGATTTAAAGGAATTCAAAAGGGTACTAGTTAAAAACGAAGACCCTTTATATCAAGAAATTAAATTTGCTTCAGTCTTAATACTTTGGACTAAACGAGGTGCTAGTAGACATTGTAAAATGTTAGGAACTGATAAAGCATGGGAAATGTTCGATACATTAGAAGAAAATTATTTCAACCCAAAACCACAATTAACAAAACACGACCAAGCAATATTAAATATAATCAATTCAAGAACAGACCTAGAAAAAGCCATAGCAATCAAAGATTTTGAAAAAGTAGTAACTGAACCACTACAAGATGAAATAAAAGTATTAAAACCTAAAGCACATTATACAGATATAATTTTACAAAATAAAGGATTAATCAAAGTAACATCAATAGCAAAAGATTATGGAATGTCTGCTCAAGAGTTTAATAAATTACTTTGTGATTTTAAAATACAATATAGATTAGGCAATCAATGGTTTTTATATAAAAAATATCAAAATAAGGGATATACTCATTCTGAAACAGTAAATTACAAACATAAAGATGGTAGAGATGATGTGAGTATTATAACTAAATGGACTCAAAAGGGAAGATTATTCTTGTATGAGTTTTTAAAAGAAAAAGATATTTTACCTATAATAGAAAAAGATTTATAAAATTAAAGTAGGCTACTCTTTTGAGTAGTCTATGGGGAGGATGATAGTTATGAATATACCATATGTATTTAAAAGATGTAGCGAATGTGGTGAGTGGTTGGTTGCTTGTAGTGTTAATTTTCATAAATATAAACGTTGTAAATATGGATTACATAGTAAATGTAAGAAATGTAAAAAAAAATATCATAAGAATAATAGAAATAAGATATTAGAGCAACAGAAACAGTGGCGTGAGGATAACAAAGATAAGATAAAACAGTATTATGAGGATAACAAATGCAAGATAGCAGAACAACGTAAACATCATTATGAAGAAAATAGAGATGAAATATTAGAACAAAATAAACAGTATCGCAAGAAAAACAAAGATAAGAGAGCAAAATATGATAAACAGTATTATGAGGATAATAAAGACAAAATATTAGAATATAAGAAACAGTATCGAGCTACACCACAAGGACAAATAACCGCATTTAATGCCTGCAATAAGAGAAGATTAAGAGAAGAAAATCAAGGTGTCGGAATAAAAGGTAATCAATGGCTAGAAATGATGGACTATTTTGATTGGAAATGTGCATATAGTGGACAAGTATTATCTAAATCCACAAGAAGTTTAGACCATATAAAACCACTTAATCGAGGTGGAGAACATGAAGTATGGAACTTAGTACCCATGGATAGAGGATTAAATTCTAGTAAATCAGATAATGCTATGCTGGAGTGGTACAAAGAACAACCATTCTATTCAGAGGAGAGACTAAACAAAATATATGAATGGCAAGAATATGCATTTAATAAATGGCACAAAGAGGAAATTGTCTAATCAAATAGAATTCTAAAATATAAATTATTAAGGGGATGTTATTTATGAATAAAAAATTAATAAGCATTTTAACATCATGTATATTAGCAGTAAGTATGGTAGGTTGTAGTAATAATATAAATAAGAATAAAGCTGAAAGCTCTATAAAAGAAGAAAAACATATGACTGAAAAAGATAGAATTGCCACTTTAAAAGGATTAGAAGGAAATGAATTAACAGAAGCATATAGAAAGTTATTAACAGAAGATGAGATTAATTTTTTAAATAACCACGACTGGAAAATAGAAGAAGAAGCTAAATATTATCAAGATGGTGTAAATTTAAAAATACCTGAAAATTATAGTGGAAATGAAGTAGAAGCTGAAAAATATATAGCTAAACAACTTGATAGTATAGAAAAAACTTATCTAGATGATGAAATTTCTCCAAGTTTTGAATTTACATGGACTAATAATACAGGAAATGATATAAATTATTTAGAAATAGATTTTAAAGAGTATGATAAAAACAATACTTGTATACCATGGAATGGTGTTGAGCAAAATATATCAGCTGGAGAAACTAGAAAAATAACATTGTACCTAAAAGAAAAAAGTACAGAAAGAATAGAGATAACAGGAGTTAAAATATACCATGTACCAACAAATAATACATCTGAAATATATGATGGATGTATACCTGGCATGTGGTACAAATTAGATAAATAAAAATAAAGCTGGTAAGGAAATTAATCCCTACCAGCCTTTTTATTATACTTTCTTTACATATTTAGTTGATGCAGTTATGTATAAACCTGATTCTAAGCGATACATAGGAGTATTTCCATTTTTAGCACCTACTGTATCTATTACTTGTAGATGTTGCCCCTTCTTAACTGTTGTAACTGGATCTGCATCCCAATCTGCTACTTTTCTTATATTAAGTTTATCAAGTGTTACTATTTCAAATTTCTTTGTAGTTGATTTAGTTTCTTCCTTCTTAGGTTCTTCTTTTTTCCCTTCTACATAGTTCTTTACATCTTTTATGAAATGAGCAAACCCATCAGGAGAACAACCGTAACCCCAAAAGTTTGTGCCTGGACAAGTTTTAGCACTTCTTGAAGAATTATATTTACCTAAGTAAGTACCACCGGCAGTGAACCAACAGTGAGGTCTTATATGTGAAGTATTTACAGGGATATTAAATCTTTTACATAACTCTCCATATAGATATATAACTGCCTTCTTTTGTGCGGATGTCATTTTGTCATGTCCTTTGTCAAAACAACCATATATTTCTATGCAAATTGCACCTGTATTCCAACCTCTAATACCGATTGGAGTACTATTAAGGTTTCTACCAGTTGTTATTTTCCCATCTAAAAAAACATTAAAATGTTGAGCGATATAATGACCATGTCCATCACTATAGTGCCATTTACTTTTACCGTAACTATCTAAAGACTCAGTTCTGCCAAAATGCGGTTCCGCAAATACTTTTTTATCTGTTTTTTCCCACGTACTGTAGCTAGGCATATCCATATGATGTACTTGTAATTTTGTTATTGTTCTACTTACGTGTTGTTTTGCTAACCAATTTTTAACATCTTTTTCATTTTCTAATAATGTAAAACCATTTTTAGTCTTCATTATTTATCACCTTCTTTGTTTTCAATTAAATTTTTAAAAGCTTGATGAAGTCCTACAGAACTTAAACCGCTCAACATTCCTCCTAGTAATACATTTACATTAAAATAGCCTGCTATAAAGTAGTTTAAAACCACTCCTATGCAGGCCATGATTAATGGTATATATTTATTAGGTATAAAATCTAAACTTGTTTTTATTACATATCCAATACAACAACATACTAATATTACTGCAACTACTAAATAGTTACTTACAACACTTAAATCTAACATTTATCTCTCTCCTTTATTTTCTAATTCCTTTATTTTTTCTTCTGCAACACTCATTCTGCTTATAAGATTATTATGACGATCTACCCTGTTTGATAAAATTTGTATATCTTCTTTTAAATCTTTTATTTTCTCATTAATTACCGCTGTATTTTTATTATTAGAAAAATACGAACCAGCTAATGTTCCTATTAATGCTAATATTGCAACAATTATTTCTGTATTCATAGACAACACCTCTATTCATGTTTTTTCATAAAAAAAGGCATATCTCTATGCCTTTAGTCTTCTATATATCTCCAAACCATTGGTTCTCTTGTTACTGGATGTTTTCCAGCACTTTTATTTTTCCCTTTACAACATCTAATAATAGAACTATGGTCTATATTATACTTTATTTCTGCTAGTTTAATTGTATTGAATATTTCTCCTGTTGTAATGCAAATAATTTTCTTACCTATAGATTTTGATATAGATTTACTTAAATTCTTTTTATACTCTTCTGAACGTTTTCTCCCTTTTAAAGCATTACTTACTTTTTCATTTCTTTTCCCATAGTTAATATTATAGCCGACAGTACACCATTCTAGGTTATCCACTCTATTGTTGTTTACATTTTCATCTATATGATTTATTTGTGGAAGGTTGTTGGGATTTGGTATAAATGCTTTTGCTACTAATCTATGCATTCTAAAATGTTTTACCTTTCCATTTTTATATAAAAAAGCATCTACGTATCCATCTCTATCTTTAATAAGTTTTAAAATTTTTTCTGTCGCCTTCTTTGAATGATTAAAATGTATGCTCTTCACTCTTCCTAAATTACTGACTTGATATAATCCCTCATATCCCTTGATATCCTTCCAAATTTCTTCCACAAAACCACCCCTTTATTAGTTTTCTAATTATATTATATCGCAAAGTGATACCACTTGCAATAAAGTTAGTAAATTAATATACTTATATTGAGGTGATAATAATGTTAAAAAATAGAGAAAGAATAGGCTCTGCTATTGATAAAGAATTATTAAATAGATTAAGAGAGTATTCAAGAGAAAGCAAAGTACCTATAAGTAAATTACTAGATGAAGCAATTGAAGATTTATTAAAAAAGAGAGAAGGATAAAACCTTCCTCTCTTTTATTTTGTGTGTTTTACTCTATCTTTTAATTCATCTTGTTTGGCATCGTTAAATTGTTTCACTTCTGAAAGATAGCCAGTTATCCTTCTTATTCTTTGGAATGGCATTGATTTTACCTCATATTTCAAATCAACATAATCGCCATCCAATTTTACAATTAAACTTTTAATTTGTTGCCCTGGATTTTTCTTTTGAACATAATCTATATATGCTTGTTTCTCTCTTTCATCTAATTCTACTGTACATCCTTCTTCATTCCAGCAATGAAAATCCATAATATCACCCCTTTTTTGTATTAAAAAAGGACCTAAAATTAATTAGATCCTTCAACTTTCTATATTGATTTATAAAGTACAATTATCCCTATTATAGACAGAATACCTATTAATATGCCTATTAAACATAATACTAATGCTATATATAATAAAGCCATGCCAACACTCTTTTTTATTTAGAGTATTAACATGACTTCTTTTTTATAAACATTTTCTTACGCAATTGATTCAAATTGTGTACTAAACACTAACAGTTACATTACAAGCATCTGAAATAGTTCCATTAGTAGTATCTTGAGAAGTACAAGTTACAACTGAATTCCCGACCACTTTTGCTTTTACAGTGCAATCTAAACCATTTGTTACTAACTCAATATTTTCATTATCAGAACTCCAAGTTACATTTTTATTAGTTGCGTTAGTTGGTGTTATTGTAGCTTTTAATGTTGTATTTTTTTGCGTTTCTGGCACTAATTCATAAATTATTATATCGTCCAAAGATGCAGAGGTAGCAACATGGTTTATAGATATTGCTAACTTAGATATAGTATTAAATGTAGCTATTAAAGAATTTGCCATAACAGTACCTGTTCCTTTAGTACAAATACCATCTGCCAACATACATATATACCTACCATTAAAAGATTTTGATACAGTATTTTTTAAAATTACTCCATATGTTTTAGAAGAATCTAAATTAAGAGTTTTACTATAAATATCAGTATTATTGTTTACGATATTTCCGTCATCACCAAAATACCCGTCCCCTTCTTTTATAAAAGATTGTAAATTTTGTAAGCTTAATTTATACAATGCTAACTTATCAGGAGTATTGCCATTAGGATTACCTGATATAGAAACACTTTTAGATTCTAAAACTTGGAAGATAACTTGAGAAGTTGTATTGCCATTAGGCTCTTTTCTGCTACCATCGATTGTATAACCTAACCATGTAAAACTACCACCATCTATATTTTTAATCAAATAAATGCCCGATTCTAAAGTTATATTATTAAATACCAACAAACTACCTACTGTTGAACTTTCGATTCCTGTTAACATATTATTTAAATTTTCATTCAAAAAACAATTCAAAGTATTCTTATCTAAGCTTAATGAAGTAACTGCTACATTAGGTAAATTTACAACAATATTACATGTTGTTGTTTGACTTCCACAAGTAGCAGTGATGATACAATTACCATTTGAAACAGGAGTTACAACTCCATTTTCTACTGTACATATTCCGATTGGAGACACAGTCCATATTACTTTATCTGTTGTATCAGTAGGAGTTACTGTTGCTGTTAATGTTTGTGCAGCATCTGTTGTAAATGTTAATGCAGTATTATTTAAAGTAATTGCAGTACATGGAGTAGCTTCTTGTAGTGCATTAATATAACCATCAACATATGTAAGTCTTGCGTTTATATAGCTTCTTAATTGTTGAATATTGTTAGTAGTTTTAGAAGGAATGCCAGTAAATTTTCCTTCACCTGTTGTGTTTGCATAATCTTCCTGTACTATATCTTTAGGACATACATCATTAAATTCTTCAAACTTTTGTATTATGTGACTTACTGATAATACATCTTTTCTCAACTCTGCATATCTTGCTTTTAATTGTGTCATAAACAAGTGCTCAAGTCTGTTATATAATAAGTTACCTGTACTATTCACATAATCTTCATATTGATTTCTTTTATAATCAGTTGGAAGTATGCTACTACCATTCCAATGTAATCCCCATGTACTGTCTAAATCATAAACACTGGCAATCCAATGAACTCCATCATAACAGAAGAATAACTGATTTTTAGCAAATCCATCTAAGTTAGTCGATACAAGCCCATATAAATAATAATCAATTAAACTATTAACATCAAAATAATTACTTAAATTAGATGTAAACTCAGTATCACTAGAAGTCATAACAAAATTAATTGCATTAGACCAACTAGTTTTTATAGTAGCTGGAACTACATCGTGCAATTCATCTGTCCAGTCAGTACCATCTATCACTGGTAAGGCTCTAAAACATCCACTTTGATAATTTTCCCCACATAAAATGCAGTGAGTATCTAGTGCATCGTCCATATTACTCATCCATTTATCTTTTGGAATATTTAAAGTATATCTACCTTGATATACCCCATTGGAATAAACTAATACGGGGAATCCATCTACTGCACCTTGGTTTGGTGAAGTTCTAAGTAATTCAGGTAGTGCAGTTGCATAATCACCTCTAGTTTTTATTATATCACCCCAAAGACGAGCGGATACAACATTCCTTGCGTGGGAAATATCTATCCAGTTTGCCTTAAGTACAAATTTATTTTGTTTGCCCCAGCCTTTAAAATCTATTTTTAATTTTGTTGTTTTAGCCTTATCTTTATAAGGTTTTATAGTAAAATTCTTTTTAGGGTATGCCATAGAACTATTACCTTGGCATTTTATATCCACATATCCATGATATTCATTAGTTTTACTGTAATAATCAAATTTCATTACTGTGGCAGTTTTAGAAGTTGGTAATGTACCTTCACTAAAATATATTCTTGGCATATCCATTAAAGCTGGTTCTACATTATTACCTAGGTTTCCACTATCAATTTTGTTCGCAATATCTTTATATTGTGCAGCAACTTCATTAACTGCACCTTTAACATCTTTCGCAGTAGTAGTTAGTTGTGCAGTACCTAAATCAGTTTTAATAGTATTTATATCAGTTTTTATTTCGGTATCATCATAAGATGTGCCAGTTCCACCTGCAGGTAATTCAGTTCCACTATCTAATTTTGTTCCATCCTCTTTTGCTAGGTATATTTTTCCACCTTCTACTATAGATTTAGCAGGCATTTTATTATTAAGTTCTTTACCTTGCTTTGCACTTAATGCAGATGTTGAACTATCACTGTTTAAATTATCTACTACTGATACCGAACCTGTTCCACCTGAATTTTGATGTGCTGCCTCTATACCATTTTCCATATTGTTTAGCGCTTCTTTTGTAATTCTGTCTCCACTTTTCCATACTTTTTTATTATAAGACATTTTATCCCTCCTTATAAAAAAGAGGACCTATGAAGATCCTCTTAAATGATAATAAAAAAGAGAAGATTAATTTTCTATTAAATCTTCTCTGCCTTCTGCTACTAATATAATGTCTATTCGTTCTTTATATTTGCTAAACTTACTCATAACCTTTGCATAACTAAGGTTACCTTTCATTATTTGTAATGCTAAATATCCAGCCATTCTTATTCACCTCCTTCTTCTCCAAATAATAAAACATTCAATGCAGTTTGAGTTAGTTCTAATTCTGATTTTAATTCTTCAACTTCCTTTTTTAGTTTTCCATTTTCTTCTTTTTCCTTATTTATTTCTATCAATGATTTTTCATGAAATATTTTCATTATTCATATGCACCTCTCTTTATACATATTCCCATATAAGTTTTGTACCATCAGGCAATTTACCAGCAGACTTTAATGTATGTTTACAACATTTAGCTATATTTTGATGCGCTACACCAGTTAATGACTCGGCTTCTGTTGCTGATTTGTATGTTGTATCAGTGGTGATGCATCTTACAGGCTTTTTATTAGCTTCAGCTGCTATATATATAGTTTGTTTTCCATGTTTTCCCGAAGCTAAACCGTTAGTATATGCATGAGCCATGTTTTCTTTATTCGTACACCATTCAAGGTTAGATATATGATTATTTTGTTTATTACCATCTATATGGTTTATTTGAGGTTTTTTGTTTGGATTTTCTAAAAAAGCCTCGGCTACCAATCTGTGTATTTTATAGGTTTTCTTTTTCCCATCTTTACGTAAACCAATAAGTAAATATCCATCTTTATCTTTGCCTGGTTGTAATATTTTAGTTTTACCTGTTCTTCTGTAATTAAGACTTCTAATATTACCTTTATTTGATATTTGGTACTTTCCCTCATAATTTTTTATGTCTTTCCATATTTCTTTCATACAAAATCATTCCTCTCGATAACAGCATCACTCATATGCTCCTCCAAATCCAAATATTGCAACTTCTCCATCATATCCTTGATTCTTTGTAACTGTTATTCTTATTTTTATTCCCCATTTGGAAGCAGTTTTGCTTGTATTAGTAAATAAATGAGGTCTATTAAGTACTACCATAGTAGTTGCATCTTCCCATGTAGGATCAGAGTCAAATCCATTGTTACATACTTCTACTTTTCCAACTCCTCCAGTTGTGGTCCATTGAGGGGATACTAATATCTTTGTTGCTTTTGCATCTGTTTCTATTGCATTTTTCATAACTATTTGTAGTTTTGTTATTTTTCTGGAAAATGTAATAGTCTTTGAACTACTTCCACCAAGAGCATCACTTGCTATTATTTCTACTGTATTTGTATTAGATCCACAAGTAAGCCAGAACGTATCAGTTATTCCTACTGTATAGTTTGTATTTGTAGTTGCACTAAATTGGTTTATTACTTCACCATTCAATTTTTCAGTTACAGTTATTGCATCTCCTTCATTATCTTTAACTGAATAAGTAATACTAGGTTTAGTTGTTAACTCTCCTAAGTCTGCTTGCCCTGTATAAGTTATAAATGGCGCTGAATTAGTCTTTACAAATGTATATCTTCTATATGTAGTAGCACTTCCGTCAGTAACTTCTATTTCTATGGTATTGGTAGTATTCATGCTAAGAGAAACAAATAATTCATCTGTTATTGTAAATGTTAAAGTTGAATTTTGAGTTGGATTTTTTAATGTTCTTATGATACTTCCATTTAATTTTTCTTTTACTGTTAATTCTTGGTCACTATCTTCATCTGATATAGAATAAGTTATACTAAATGAACTTGTTTTGTTTCCTAAATTTTCATCTTCTCCACTTATAGTAGGTGGATTATTTAATAATTCCAATGCAAGTATACATCCGTTAGCAGTTGAATAAGTATTGAGACTATAAGAGTCTTCACCCCATAAATCCATATATGATATATAATTGTCTTTATTATAACAAATAACGTCAACATCAGTTCCATTTAATATTGTAGATGTTAATGTATATAGAGGATTAGAAGACGTTATTGAAAAATCCAATTGGTCTAATACAGTACTGCTTAGTTTATTTTGGAATTCATCCTTTGATAATAGTCTTAAAATATATGCTGAACCATTTAATTTTAAAGTTTTATTCATATTAACTTTTTTAAATAATGCATTATAAGATACATCTTGAAATATAAAAGTTTGAGATATATATACTTT